ATTCTAATGGTCATGGATATGATTGGAAGGGTTATGTTAAAGTAACGAACGCTCCCTTCGCTGTCATTAAACGTCCTCCTATTAGTCGTCGTCAACTTCACCTGATGGTTTTTTCTAAGGGTGGTAAACGACGTAAATATGGTGGCTCTACCACAAGACATGGGTTCCGTAAAGGAGATTTAGTTTCTTCTCCCAAAGGGATTGGTTATGTTAGTGGAGGTACCGAAAAACAGCTATCTGTAAGCGATACCAGTTGGAAACGATTGGGACAAATAGCTGTTAGTAAGATTCAGTTAATTCGTCGTTCTAACGGTTTAATTGTTTCTCGCTAACTCATATAAAGCTGCCCTCCGCTATCGCTAAGGGGCGGGGTTTCAGACCCATTTTTTCGATGAATACTAAGAATCTAGCGTACTGGTATCTATTAATTGGGGCCATCTATGGTCTTACTGAACGTACTATCGACCTTGCTAAACAGGGGTTCACTCTTCTGGAGAGTGGTACAATTGCCGTCATAGTCTTCACCCTAGTATGTATTATATGTGTGCGTCCCTATGACTAATAGCCTATCTAATAAACATAGGCCCCGCCGACTAGCTGACTATGTAGGTGGCGGATTGGCCGTCTCGCTAGTTAAGGCCCTTATCAGCAGAAATCTACATAGCTCGGCAGGTAATAATGTTTACTCAGCAGGGAATATGTTAATGTGGGGCCCGCCTGGTTGCGGTAAGACTACATTAGCCCTACTATATGCTCGTAGCACTCTCTGTCCTAACCGTGAGCCTGGTAGTTGGGAGGGCTGTGGTGAGTGCTCCGTGTGTCTGGGTACTGATACCACTAATATCTATCATTATACTATCAGTAGCCCTACTGAGGCTCGGCCTCATATAGAGGGCTTCCTGGATATAGCCTATACCAGTCCAGTAATAGTAGGGGATAGAGAGGATCAGTATCGCCAGTTCATCATCCTCGATGAATTCCAGCGTATCAGCCCTGAGCTGGCATCTCTATTACTAGAGGCCATTGAGTTCGGACCCAATCATACCAGTTGGATCCTATGCACTATGGATAAGCAGAAGCTAATGGCTAATAAGGTGACGAGCCAGGCCATAGAGCGCCGCTGCCTAGAGGTACCGTTATCTAATCCTCCCATTGATGACATGGCAGGGCGTATTTGTGATATAATGAACATAGAGCTGGAGGCAGCTCAGGCGCTCGTTAAACTGGCTGGTAGTGCTGGTAGAGCGTGGTCTCTTCTAGAACGACTACTACTAGTTAACACAGTAGAGGATATCACCTATGATCTAGTTTATGATGAACTGGCAGGTGGCGCTACTGTAGAGGGCCGAGCTGCATTCTGGAGTGCCCTGGCCCTCAGTGATGTGAGAGCCGTCCGCGCTTATATCAAGATGTGGCGACTCGACGTTAATGGGGAGATAATCGCAGGCCTTCTAGTGGAGGATATCATTAATAGAATTACTGGACCTAGTCCCTCTATAGAACGACTACTTGCTGACCTGGCTCGCTGGTGGGGTAATAAGTCGTACCCACTGGAGGCTGTTCTACTAGCCCATCTGGGTACTAGTGTAGTGCCCTCCGTACCTCTGCTATTAACCCGAGGTACGGGACTGAGGTGGCTGCAATGATATATTTGACTACTACACCTGTCACTCTACTCAACTACCACTTGCGACAGCAGGGTATTACTCCTCTAGTAGGACACGATGCGTCCTGTCTCGAGTGGGGTAATTTCCTAGAGCCAGTGGTGGTTATATGGGAGGGGCCCCCTGCTATCGATCATGTGACACAGGTAGAGGGTAACACCGCCTATCTCGTCTTCGATAAGATACCAGCTGCATGGGCCGCTCGCGGTACAAGATATGAGGTAGACCCCAATCAGTATCAGGCTATCCTGAATAAGGTAGGGGGTGTACTCACACAGCAGGGGCGCCTTAATCTATGGCGGGCCTATCATATGGCCCCTCGTCGCCTGGGAGCAGAGCTATTAATACTCAGCCTGCTCTATAAGGAGACTGGTAAGCCAGCAGATTGGGTCGAGCCTAGTACTCGGAGTAATCGAGTACGCCTGGGCCGTGGGGCCCGCTACATACTTAACCTAGATAATGAGGTATATGTAGCATTAATGTCTAATAGCCGCACTGATAGTATCGGCGTTGCTATAGAGAGAGTAGCTGCCTGTGTTAGAGCCGGCGGTCCGCGCTCTACCTGGCTGGCACTAGCGCTAGAGGAGTGGATAGCTAGAGTGGGCCCCACCCCATCAGAAGACGACCTCGCCTTTCTCGACACACTACTGAACTAGGATAACGAACGCTGGCTCACATAACTACGGCTATCGCATCGATTAGTCGTGTCTATAAGGTTACTGGTCTACCTAAACCAGATATACACCACATACAACTACACGAATATGTCTGATTTATTACTTAATGTCGATAACGATTATCTTGATTTAGCTGCTGAATTGAACATTGATATCAATACCATCACTGATAATATTGATATCAATACATCGAAGAGTAGTCTCAATACATACTTTACCTCGCTGCCTAAGGATATTGTCGTCCGCCGTCTTAATAGCGCTAGTTATCAAGATAGCCAAGAGATGCGCTGGGCCTACCCAGGCCAGGATGACCAGAAGTTATTCGAACAATTCGAGGGCGTGAATGGTGTGATTGTACGGTTACAGGGCGTGGTATTACAGCATCAGGCGCAGTTAGACCATAGCTATTGGGATGAAGCCAACAGTAAATATGTGCGCTTCTGTAATAGTGTGGGATATAAGCGTACCTATCCTGATGGTAGTGTTAAACTAATCCAGGCCCTCCCTGAGAACGTATGTCTTAAGGGCGTAACTGAATATGGAGATCCACCTAATCGCCCTCTACCTATTGTCGATAAGCTAGGTCTAGTTGGTAAGAAGGGCATGACCTGTAGTGATTGTATTCGCGCAGGCCTGCATAGTCAAGAGGTAGAAGGTAAGGAGCGCCCTGTTACCTGTAGCCCGACGGGTCAGCTTATCTTCTATGTTACAGGCTTTACCACTCGTGTATTGTCCAATAAGGGAGGTAAGGTCACATCTACCTTCATTGATTATACAGTGAAGGAACTCATGGATGATACAGGCTTCATCCTAATTATTCCCCTCAAGGCAAAGTCTACTCGCCGTGGTATCTGGGATGCCTCAACTAAACAATGGACTAGTGTTGGTTATGAAGCCATGGTCAATAATCTCATCTACAAGCACAGCAAGGACCTCAGTAATGCCCCTGTTGACAAACGCGATACTATTGCAATGAAGATGAGTCCTTATTTTCAGACTATTATCATTAGTATCGTGCCGCCTAATCCAGAAGATAAGAACCCCAAGGCATCACTAAACTTCGCAGTTAAGGAGATTCCTGATTTAGGGGCTATTAAGGCAGCACGTAAGTACTGGCAGCAGATTAACCCTGCTGGTGAGATTAATGTTCTTAATGAGAGTGACTTTAGCAACACAAAGAGTGCTGGTCTGTGTGCTGCGGAAATTGTAGAAGAAGAACCAATTGAGATTAATGGGAACCCCTGGGCCGAATGATAATACGAGTAGATGGTAACTGGGCCTATATACCAGAACTACTGCCAGGCTGTCATAGACATCTCTGTGCAGTGCTAGACGTAGAAGAAGCCCGCTCTATAGCGGGTATTCTTCCTATTGAACCCCTAGCTATACCTGCCCATTACCCTCTCTATTATCCAGATGGGCGAGGGGGCTATCGCTTATTGGCGGGCCTCCTCCCTCTCTATATGGAGTTATTACGGCGGGCCGGTCATAGTGCCACTCTAGAGCTACTCCCCCAACCAACGTTACTCAATCCCGTTATAGATGCCAGACTACGCCTCGACCAACGAGAGGCAGTAGCTAGTATATTATGGGGCTGCCGTGGCTACGTACGGGCTGCTACTGGTTATGGGAAGAGCGCTGTTATTGCCACGCTGATGAAGTACTTCGAGGCCCGCCGACTCATAGTAGTACCTACCGTACGCCTCCTCTACCAGATGGCAGAGGATGTGCAGGAGTGGGCGGGCCTCTCTCCTGGGCTAGTAGGAGATGGTAATGATGATATTAGAGCTATGACTATCGCTACCGTAGATACTCTCTATGAGCGTATTAAACGGGGCGATAGACGCTATATAGAGTGGCTCTCTGGTATTGAGATCGCTGTGTTCGATGAGGCGCATACCTATATGAATGCAAGTGGTATCACTACTGCTCTGTCATTAGTCAACGCGCGTTATAAGATTGGCATGACTGCTACACCTACGCGCACTAAGATGATGGAGGCTATATTCGGCCCCCTTCTCGGAGAGTATCAAGAGACTACTCTCATCGAGAGCGGCGTCATTATGCAACCTAAGTTTGAGTTCTACCCAGCTCCTCCCGGTGCAGTAGCGCATGGCTCATTTAATAAGCCCTTTACACCATGGCTCTATAATCAACTATACGATAGCGTCATAGTTAATAATAGGGCCCGCAATACCCTTATAGCAAAGCACGCATGCCGATTGATAAAAGACGGCTATGGACCTGTGCTCATCCTAGTACGTAAGGTAGGTACTACTAGTAAGAAGAAGAATCCTGCTAGTCAGGCCCTTAACGTACTGACTGAGCTAGAGGCGCTGGGCGCATCTCTACCCATTATTCATGGCAAGAGTACTAACATAACCGACGTACTAGACCAGCTATCAGCGGGCTCTATACCTGGCGCTATAGCCAGTGAGGGTATCCTGAGCCTAGGTGTGAGTATACGCTCTATTGGTAGTATAATCATGGCCGCCGGTGGTAAGGGAGGAGTAGACGGTGTATCTATGATTCAAAAGGTAGGCCGGGCCTTACGTGTTAAAGAGGGTAAGCGTAACCCACCTATAATTGATTTCGTGGATCCACAGGGTTGGTTCCACTCTCAGAGTAAGGCGCGCATCAGGATAGCCACTGATACATACGGTGCCGATAACGTCACTGTATTCGCTACTTGACACAACACTAGCATGCCCATGCCCTGCGGGCCTTGCATAAGCGCCTGTTAGGTGTCTTACGACAGTCTATATCGTGCATATCCGCCTGGCCTGCGCTACGCGCACAGAAGCTCTTGCGGCGGGCCGCATCCACCTTGTTCTTGGGATTAGGGGCAGGGGGCTTCAGGTTAGAGCCAGTAGCGCGATTATAATCAGCGCGGCCCTTAGCTGTTAGCCCTCCGTCTGGATCCTTGTGCTCTTTCTTAAAGGTGAAGCTCTTCTTCTTAGCCATAATTATTGACAGACATTATAAATTGTGTTAAAGTTAATCAATTAGTTATTTTTTGCTTGATGCGCCCTTTCTCTGGAAAATTAAGGGCGCAGTTATTTTTGAGAATTTAACAGGCGATCATGTTGAGAAAGTGGGATGCTTTTCTTAGTGATAAGCAATGATATCTTGGCAACAACATTAGAACTTTATATGTAAAATTAATCGGAGTCACAATATGTTTTATGTAGAACTGTTAAATCCTTGCTATTCTTACTCTTCTATTGAAGACAGTCAGTCAGTAGAACCTGTTAAAAACTATCCTCAGCAAAATCAAGGACTCCTCAGTGATATTAATAAAAACCGTCAAACTCAAAAAGGATTAGAAGGTTATTTACAAACCTTTCTAAATATTTGGAATCGAGAATTAGAGCCTGATGGTGAATTCAGTTGGCAGATTATTCGGTTTCAGTTTAAAGAAACAAAAAGGTTGATGTTAGCCATTGTTTTCTCTACACAAGAGTACGGAGAAAAACCTCAACCCGTTTCTGAATTAGAACAAAAGCAACGAATAGAATCTCTTAGTCAACTAATAAAACAGAAAAATGATTTAGTTTGTTCAGTTTCTGATACAGAAATTATCATTATCAAGCGCAATGAACAAAGACTCTGGAATTGTAGTATGGCGCATAGAGATGCATATGAGGCTGTGCTTCAACTTCTCGATTTGCAAGAATCTCAAAAGAATCAAAAACCAATATAATTGACAAGCATAATTGTAGTAAGATAGATTTAGGTAAGGGTTAGTAGCCGAGTAGTCGAAGGCGACGGACTGTAAATCTATAGAGTAATTCCACGCTGGTGCAAATCCAGCCTAACCCATTAAAATAAAACATATTGACTTCAGGCAAATAGAGTTATTGATAGCTCACGTAGTTTCAATATGTGCAATTAATTATCTCTAGTTACTTATGTTCTTTATTATTGTCCATGGTCTGAGTGGCTCAGGTAAGACTGAAGCCTCTAAATGTTTATCTGAGTTACTGGGGGTAGAGGAGATCCATCCTATAGCTCCGTGGAAGCGCTTCACAGAGAAATACTATGAATTGCCAGAGGGGGCCCTCGATACAACAGTATACAAGGAGTATACGCCCAATGGTATGAATATAACCATGAATCAGTTCATGGTTAATCTCTATCACTTCATGAGAGAGAATGACCGTTACTTCTCTAGTCGTATGATGCGGACTGAGATACAGCACCATATCAACGAGGGTATACCTACTGTTCTATTGTCCCTACGCAACCTGGAGGAGGTAGAGGTAATAGAGAGTATGCTATCTACATTGATTAATAGATGTTGTATAGTAATCAATATAAGCCGCCCCTCTGAGCAGGTACTGAGTAGTGATGTTAACTATCAGGCTATTAAGGACCGTCTGGCACGTCTTAATGGGGCGGGCGTTCATTATATAGACATAGTTAATGACTACCGCAGAGTATCAGACTTGAAGAAGGCACTAGAAAGATTGCTTAAGATTTATGTCAATACTAGATAATAGACCGTGGTACTACGTTATATATGAGGGCCCCGACTCTTATATAGGTGTGACTGATTATCTCGCGGCCGTGGCGTATGATAGGCAGTCTAGTCTAAGTTTTATGACGCAGCAGAGTAGATTACTCAATTACCTGAAGAAGGGCCGTGCAGATTATAAGGCCAGTATCCGCTCAGCTCGTGCTATCAAGCCCGCCAGTGTGGCAGGTTGTGGTAACTATCTAGTAAGACAGGAGGGACACCTATCAGTTATTGAACGGTGTGATGTTAGTACTCCTCATAGTCATAAGCATTTGAAGTCCGCGCGGGCCGAGTTGATTATCTATCTCGAATGCGAGATGAACCGATGGAGTAAAACAATTAGGACTATACGGAGATTAGATGCAGATAACGTTCAACGGCCCCTATCAAATGCTGCTGGGTCCAGCAGGGAGTGGTAAGACAACATATATACAGAGTTTGAGTAGAGCCCTCATCACTAGTAGTACTGGCGTGAGCGCTATTAATGCAGGCGGTACTACTATTCACGCGGCTCTCCAGTTCTTCGACACTACTAGTCTATTACGCTCCGCTTCCAGTGGAAAGCTGACCACTCAGCTACAGGCTATATCTAATGCATTTGATACTCTAGTCATAGACGAGATCAGTATGCTACATGGCCCGCAACTAGCTATTATTCATCACGTAATGGAGAAGAGTAACATAAATATGGATCTCCTACTCGTGGGGGACTTCTGTCAGTTACCACTAGTACCAGATAAGAAGGTCACCAGCACGCCAGTCTATCAAACAGACTGCCTGCAGAGCTTCGATATACAGTACTTACGAGAGGTCAAGCGCCAGAGTGACCCCGGCTTCATACAGGCGCTGACTAGCGTAAGAGAAGGGCGGCCTCACGAAGCAGTAGATTGGTTCATAGATAATGTAGAGTTTGTCAATCAGCTCGATGATAACTACACGGGCACTACTATCCTGACTACTAATGATAGTGTAGATAGATATAACGCCCTGCACCTAGCACAACTAGAAGGGCCTAGTCGCCTCTACACTAAGAACTACGTTATACCGAAGGGGGGTAGGGCCGCCCCTGAGTGGGGCCAAATACCCGAATCAGTAGAGCTGAGGAAGGGCGCGCGCGTTATTCTACTTCGTAATAGACTACCTACATACGCTAATGGCGATATCGCTGTAGTCGAGGAGCTCATGACTAATACTATACTGGTGACAGTAGAACGTACCGGTCAGGAGACTATCATTGAATACGTGACACGAGATAATAAAGAGCTAGGCACTAACAAGCTACTGGGCCGCTGCCACTACTTACCTGTTAGACTGGGCTATGCCCTCACTGTTCATCGTAGTCAGGGGCTCACGCTTAATAACGTACAGGCTCGTCTTAGTAACTTACGTTGGCTCAGCGGGGGCCTCTATACTATTCTTAGTCGTGTACGTCACTATAGCGGCCTCCGCCTAATAGGTACACGATCCGCCTTCTGTGATAGTTGCTATATAGAGCCCTCTATCCTTAAATTCTATAATCAGTTAGGTACTAAATTATGATGTTCGATTTACTTAAATACTTGCGGGGGCGTATATCTGACTTCCGCGAACCATATCAATCTCGTACGGCTCTTGGCGACGAGGTCTTCTGCTGGTTTTACGGCACCCGCCGTCTCGCGTGTGTTAGATGGATTAACGGTGGTTACTGTATTATCCCTAACTACCACCCTAATCTATTGAACATCTTATCTACATTCAAGTCGGCTCAACAATACAATGACGAGGAGGCACCTGATGCCGTATACGAGGCCTACAGAAACCTATTTGATAACAATGGCTAAACTACTGTGATGTAGGATCTTTCATCAATTATTAGTGGCCCCCCCTGTACTTTGGCAGGGGGGTTCTATTATCTGTAGCCCCAGTCCATTGCATGGCACTAACCAAAGAATCTGAGCTATAAATAAACCTAATTGTTAATCTAAGGGAAAGATAAATGCACCAAAATATAAGCACCGATGAAGCAATCAAGCTACTCAAAGAAGATGGTAATGCTGATTGGTCATGGTCGGGCGCTGAGGCTTTAGTCGGGTATCTAGAAGATTTAGAGGATAGTCTTAATGAATCTATCCAGTTTGATAGAGTCGCTTTTCGGTGCGGGTATTCAGAATACTCTAGCGCCCTAGAAGCAGCCCAAGATTACGGCTTTATACCAGAAGATGATGAGGATGAGGATGATGTAAAGTCATCTGCTATTGCTTATCTAGAAGACAGAACAACAGTAATTAAATTTAAGGGGGGCGTTATTATTCAACAATTTTAATTAATTAGTTAGATATAAAGTATCTTAACGAGTATTCTTGTTAGTCTATTCTTATTGATGGTAAGAATAATTAGTTATACTGTTATTCCAATTGTCTTGAAATAATAGTATGTGGTACAACATATTGTCGTTTATGGAGGGTATAAATGCTTACTAAATTTTTGCATGATTGGGTCAAGTCTGAGCCTCAGATTTGTGGGTATGGGTTGGGTACTTTTCGGAATACCTTTTTTATCAAACTATCTTGGGGTGATTGGATTTCTATCTCTACCTCTAATCCTAATCCCTTTTTGTTAGATCGGGGGTCGCTTGCTAAGTTGATATATTTTTTCCAAATGCGTCTGGATAGCTTTGGCTATAATTATGTTATTCAACGATTACCTAATAGTTATACTGTGGTAGTTAGTGTAAATCCTGATCCTTACGAGACTTCACATTGTTTTGTCTCTCGGCAAGAGTCTCTCATTGAGGCTTTGCTAGAAGTGTATTTAAAGGTGGTTGCTTATCTTACGTCCAATAAAGAAGTAGGCATTTGATAAAAGAGATTAATACAAACTATTGGGCGCCTTATAATGAAGAATGGGCGCCGTATCGTGAATGGGCTGCACCTATACCTATTACTGACCTGCCAACTTTAGCAAACGGTGATACTCTATACTATAGCTTCTACGTTTATAATGCTGGGGGGGGGCCGCCAAGTTTTACTATAGACTGGTAGGAGCGGTGTTACGTAACATTTTGGATGAGGAGAACAATTACTTCTATGAAAATTATTAACGATTGGCCTTCACTTAATAAGTTGAATATATCTGCTGCTGACCAGCCGGTTTTAGCAAACGGTGATAGTTTATACTATGATAGTTTATACTATAGCTTCTATCATTACCACTATGAAGGCATGAGTGTGGATCCTTCTACCATGTTGTTTTATTACATTGTTAGCTAAGGACAATTTCTATGAAGATAGTTGATAGTAACAAATGGGCCCCACGTCATAAGTTAAATCTACCTATGCCTGTTAGAATTTATTATTACGAGGGCGTGAGTCTTGAGATCTATATTCCTGAATTAAATATCGACCAGTTTTATTATAGGCTGGTATGTTACATAACATTAGATGAGGGCGACTATTTCGATGAAGATTATTAATTGTAACGGTTGGCTTAGTAGTAATTGGGGTCCACATATGTCTATATCTATATCTACTGACCCGGCGATTTTAGCAAACGGCGATAATTTATATTATACATGGTTCTATGAAAGTATAATTGGGGCCTATACTCTTGAATTAGACAAGTTATATTGTTCTATCGACTGGTTTTATTATAAACTGCGTTTTTATCAGCGCGCTTTATTTAACATAGACTGGTATATTGATATTTTAGGTGAGGATGATTATTTCGATGAAAACAATTAATCCAAATTGTTGGGCGCCGAATGGGTTGGATGTCCCTATCACTGCCCCGCCAGTAGCAAACATCAATAATTTATACTATAGCTGTATTACTTATAGTCTTGGGAGATTTGTTTATTATAGATTAGAAGAACTTGTAACATATAGCTTTCTTAATAGAGAGGACGATTACTTCAATGAGAGCGATTAAATGTAACGAGCTTAATTACTTCTTTTATTATTGTGAGCGTGTGGGTCTCGATAACTATATTCCTGTATTAAGGTTTTATGCTGTCGACCGATTTTACCATAGACTAGATGTACACATAATAGATAAGCGTATATCTTATGAAGATAATTAATCGTAACGTTTTCGAACTTGCTTTGTTTTACAACTGGACTGTCAAGAATAAGCTAAAAGCCCATACACTTATTACCTATACCAATCTGTTTTACTATAGACTAGTGGCTTTTATATATGACGTTCTATATGAGGATGATTATTTCGATGAAGATAATTAATTGTAACAATTGGATTAATAATAATCGGAGCCCGTACATACCTATGCCTGCACCTATTATTGATCCGTCAGTAGCAAACATCAATAATTTATACTATAGCTTCTATCTTTATAGTTCTAGAGGACTTGCTGTATTTTACTATAGACTGTCGGGGATAGTATTATATAACGTTCTATATGAGGATGATTATTTCAATGAAGAAGATTAATTCTAACAATTGGGCTCCTCGTAATAGAAGAGCCCCGCATGCGTGGGATCCATACATACCTGATGTGGGGCTTGCTATGTTTTATTATATACTGGTAAGAGTAGTATCTATTTTGGATGAGGACAATTACTTCTATGAAGAAGATTAATTGTAACGATTGGGCTCCTCGTAATAAGCCGGTTCCGTATGAGGAGAGCGCACCCATACCTATTACTAACCCGTTGATTAAACCAAGTTATTTATACTATAAGTTTCATACTTATAGTGCCGGAGGAGTCGCTTGCTTTTACGGTAATATAACCTATCATTATTTTTATGAAGATAATTAATTCTAACGGTTGGGCTCCGCGTACTATTAAATGGGCTCTGGATAAATGGAATGCACCCATACCTATTACTAACCCGTTGATAGCAAACCGTAATGGTTTATACTATAATTTTCATACTTATAATGCTAGAGGAGTCGCTCGGTTTTACTATAACCTATTATTAACCTATTATTATTTCTATGAAGATAATTGATTCTAACGGTTGGGCTCCGCTTAGTGAATGGAATGCACCTGTACCTTTTACTGTTCCTGTAATAGCAGATAATAATAAGTTATTCTATATCTTCTATCTTTATAATGATGAAGGGCCTGCTTGGTTTTACAGATTGTTATATTTCAATGAATATGATTCGGTTGGCCTTCACGTAGTAAACTGAATATATCTATCACTGACCTGTTGATTTTAACAGATAGTGATAGTTTATACTACAGTTTCTATAACTATGACTTTCATACTTATAAGAATGGAGGGCCCGCCAGGTTTTACCATAGACTAGCGGGAGTAGTGTTGTATAGCATTCTAGATGAGGACAATTATTTCGATGAGGATGATTGATTGTAATAATTGGGCCCCTTATCCGCTTATTAATGCAAAGGGCTCATTCGTATTTTTCACCTGGTTTTATTATATATTGAGAGGATCAGTGATATATCATTTTCTGAATAAGGATAATTATTTCAATGAAGAAGATTAATTGTAACGATTGAGTTCCTCGTAATAGTCGGTATGAATGGCCTATTACTAACCCGTTGATAGCGGCCCGTAATTACTATAACTTCCATACTTATAATGTTGGGGGGCCCGCCTGGTTTTATTGTAGACTGGTAGCACCAGTGATATATCACTTTCTGAATAAGGATAGTTATTTCAATGAAGACGATTAATTGTAACAGTTGGGCTCCGCGTAATGTTAAATGGCCTTCGTATCATAGGAGCGGGCCTGTGCCTATTACTAGCCCGTCTATACTAAGTGATGGTAATTTATACTATAGCTTCTATGTTTTTGGGGGGCTCGCTATATTTTATTATAGATTGGAAGCAGTGATATATCACTTTCTGAATAAGGATGGTTATTTCAATGAAGATGGTTAATTGTAAAGATTGGTCGCCCCATAGTAATAATGATTGGACTCCACGTAATAAATCGAATATACCGATACCTATTACTGACCCGCCGATTTTACCAAATGGTGATAATCTATACTATCTATGGTTCTATCGTTATTACCATGAAAGCATGGGTCTCGGGGTCTATATCCCTGAATTGGACGAGTTATATGTCCCTATCGACTTGTTTTATTATAAACTAGCATATTTGTTATATGACTTTCTAGGGGAGGGGGATTATTTCAATGAAGATAATTAACGATTGGCCTTCACTTAATAAGTTGAATATACCTACTGCTGACCAGCCGGTTTTAGCAAACGGTGATAGTTTATACTATAGCTTCTATAATTACTATTATGAGAGCGAGAGTGTGAGTCTCTCGTTCTATCTACCTGAATTAGACAAGTTTTATGTTCCTATAATGTTGTTTTATTATAGACTGACATTGTTAGCATATGGCTTTTATGGATACTTCAATGAGAGCGATTAGTTGTAACAAGCTTAATTACTTTTTTATTATTGTGACGATGTGAGTCTCGAGAGTCATATTCCTGAATTTGAATTAAGCAAGTGCTCTATCATCCGGTTTTATTATAGACTGGTAGATGTGATATACAACATGCTAGATAAGGATACATACTAGATAAGGATACACTCTATGAAGATGATTGATAACGATCTCGGGCTTGCTTTGTTTTACAAATTGATTCTGTACAATTGGAATGTGTATAATAAGCTGAAGGCTTCTATACCTATTAACGCTGTTAACCTGTTTTACTATAGACTAGTGACTTTTATATATAACGCTTTAGATGAGAGTGATTATTTCAATGAAGAATATTTCTAACGATTGTTTATTACTTTATGACATTGCCTTTTACTACTGGAATGTGTGTAATAAGCTGAAGGGTCATACACATATTAACTCTACCGGCGAGTTTTACTATAGACTAGTGGCTTTTATATATAACGCTCTAGATAATAATGATTTTTAAATAAGGATGATTACTTCAATGAAGAGGATTAATTGTAGTGGTTGGGCTCTGCACAATAAGCTTAAGACCTCTATGCTTATTGAGTCTTCCGTTGGTGACCTACAGGTGTATTTTGCTTGTAATCCTGGGAGACTCGCCTGGTTTTATTATAGATTGGGAGGATTTGGGTCATCTTCTTTTATTATTCGATACCTATACACTTAAATTAAGGTTTTATGCTGTCGATCTATTTTACTATAGACTGGTATGTGACATAGTAAATAAGTATACATTCTATGAAGATGATTATTTCGATGAAGATGATTAGTTGTAATAATTGGGCTCCTCGTAACAGAAAATACTATTTATGGTCTTATCGTTACTATCATGAAAGCATGGGCGTCGAGGGCTATATACCTGAATTGAACAAGTTACATGTTCCTATCGACGTGTTTTATTATAAATTAGCACATTTGTTATATGACTTTCTAGATGAGGAAGATTATTTCGATGAAGATAGTTGATAGTAACAAATGGGCCCCACGTCATAAGTTAAATCTACCTATGCCTGTTAGGATTTATTATTGTGATGACGCGGGTCTCCCAATCCATCTACCTAAATTAAATATTGACGAGTTTTATTATAGGCTGGTAAGCGTGTTATATAACGTTCTAGATGAAGACGGTTATTTCGATGAAGATGATTATGATTGATGATTAGTCTCTGCACAATAAGCTTAAGGCCTCTATGCTTATTGAGCCTTCCGTTGGTGACCTAGAGGTGTATCTAATGTGTTATCCTGTCAACCTGTTTTACTATAGACTAGTGGTTTTTATATATAACACTTTAGATGGGGGTGATTACTTCAATGAAGAATATTTCTAAACATTGGATTACACATAATAGCCTTATATTTATTACTGAGCCTTTCGGCTTCGCTGTAAATGATTCAGTAAGCTATAGATCTTTCAAATTTGTTTTGTTTTACAACTGGATTCTGCACTATGAGTTGAAGACCTCTATACTTATTACCTCTGTCGACCTGTTTTACTATAGACTGATAAGTGTATTGTCTAACACATTATGGATGAGAATGAGTAAATATGACATTATACGTAAGGATGGTTATTCTGATGAAGACTATTAATCATAACGATTGGACTCTACACAATAAGCTGAAGACCTCTATACTTATTGAGCCCTCTGCTGAAACAAGTTACTTAATAGGCAAGTTTTATGATTATAATTCTTTCAAACTCGCCTTGTTTTACTACAGACTGGAAGGAAATGTGTTATATGGGGTTTGCTTTAATGAAAGATATTAATTCTGATTGGGTTCTGGAAAGTAAGCTGATGGCTTATATACTTATTACTAGACCTTCCACTGATATCTTAGTAGACAAGTATTATAGTTATATCGCTTCGTTTTACTACAGACTGGAAAGTAAAGTATTGTCGCAATAAGAGAGATAATATGCGACTTATAAAAAATAATATTCTATATAAGGAAGATTATTTCGATGAAGACTATTAATCATAACGATTGGACTCTGCACAATAAGTTGAGGACCTCTATGTTTAAGCCTGAACCCCCCATTGAGACATATCACTTAATTTCACTTTCATTCTTGATGAAATCCAAGAGTAAATAGGAGCAACACCAATGGACATACAGCTAGTAGCAGAAAAGTTACTCAATTTCTGCAAAGACCGTTACCCAGAGCTAAAGTGGTCATTTACGTCTTTAAGTGAAACTGAAGACTTGATTTACGGGTATTACCCTAAGTCTATATGGATAGATATAAAGTTTACTAATGATTTTAGAAATTATATAGAAGGTCTATCTACTATTTCTAATCTAGATTGGGAAGGAAGTTTTTTTGTATGGATAAATGATAGAAAAAACAGTAAAATCTCATTCAAGAAAAGTGGGATTGCTAAACACAAAGAATTAAATCTATGGCGTAAAAAAGGAACACAAATTATAATTGATATTTTTGAGTTTATCGAAACTAAAATACAAACCGAGGTGACACCATGACAATAACAGCAGGCAATATGTATTAATGTTTAAGTTCAAGCTTAGTTATTATAAGGCATTCATACAGTATACGGAGAGCGGTGACGAGAGAGAATGAACAACTGATAATGGAGCGGCTAACTATACCAGAGCTATTAAATCTGCGGCATGGTACTAATGATTGTCCTGCTTGTGGGAGCCGCGGTAAGTTGAGTGTGTATCCGCACTATATGAAGTGCTGGAGGACTAGTTGTGAGTTGAATGCAGGTATGGGTCTGGTCAATGCCTGGCGTTGGCATACTAAGCTTAATTATGCTGAGGCTATGCAGCAGTTAGAGGCCCGCGCTGGTATACGTCAGGCCCGCGAGGTTATGGATGCTCGCAGTATAGTACTAGAGAGCGCGCTAGAGGCCTATCACTATTATCTTGATACTACGCCTGCTGCTCAGGATTATATACTGCGGCGGGGCTGGTCTCTCGATCTAGCTCGTAGTATTGGTATAGGGTATGCTCCTCCTGGTGGTCTACGTCAATTCGATATAGATCATGAGGCATTAGCCCGCGAGGGTCTGATTAAGGAGGACGGTGAGGATTACTATAGGGAACGCATTATATTCCCTATACGAGATACACGAGGCCATCTAGTCCATATGGTTGGTCGCTATATAGGTAGTAGTGAGAGGGCCCCCCGTTATAAGGATACACGAGCCGCTATTAATAGTAAGCGCTATCTTTATCTAGAACATTGTCTTAAGGAGTATAGTAAGCACCCAGCTCGCGAGCTATATATAGTTGAGGGCCCGCCCGATGCCACATCACTAATAGGTCGTGGTTTACCTGTAGTGGGGTTACTGGGTCTGGAGTATCTACTATGTCACACCAGTAAGTTCAAGCCCTTCCGTCGTATCACATTTATATTCGACTCAGATAAGTATAGCGATGATCATCCTACTCATGCTGGTGTATATAAGAGCTGGGTGCGTATCATACCTCAACTAGTTCAGCTGCAGGTTAATTTACCATTAGCTGAGCTTATGACGTATATGGTTGCTGATTATAAGGATATTAATGAATGGTTGGTGGCAGAGCCTCGTGTTAATGCTGCTGATACTATCAATGCTAACCGCATACTATTCGTAGATGATCTACTAGCTCAATGGGGGCCCGACATTAGTCATCACGTAGATATATTGCGGGTATTGACCGCCACTCATTCCCCCTTAGGGCTACTGGCTCCTTATGTAGATAGTCAATTAGGGCCCCTTGAATATGCCTCTCTACTATTCGGATCGTGATGACTAATTATCATGTGAGTATACCCGCTCGCGATTGTATGATATACCCCTATTATGTAGGACGTTATGCTGATGGCCGCTATAGTGCTGTTAGTATAACACTACGGTCAGGCTGGGCCCAGGAGTGGCGCATGTATCGGCGTGCCATAGAGTATCTATGTGAGGATAGTGAGGGCCCGCCGATTATAACAGGCTACCTACCTGATATGGAGCGGCCCCGCTCCGGCGCTGCCTGGTATTGTCTAGATACTACTGAGTATCTGCACGACTATAACCTAAATATATATCACGAGCGCTACCCTACCCTGGGTATACTAGATCATAGGGGTATAGCTACACCTCAGCATATAGAGGCACTAGCTCAGCTAGAGTTCTTACCCTACTTCTATCATCCTCTTATCGCAGCGCGGGCCTGTTACCTTATAGAGCCCCGCCCTGTCTGGTTAGAGGCTTTCCTATCATCCCATGTTAACAGGAGATTATTCAATGTCTGCTAACTTATCAGATTATTCAATGTCTGCTAGCCTATCTATGCTTATTAGTCTTAATCTAAATTATCTGATGAAAGAGTACCCTGATAAGCCATTCCATGTCTATCTCTGTCAGATGGATGCAGCTCTATGTGAGAGAGTAATCGAGGATGAGCCGCCCCCCGCTTTATTTGAATTGCTTCCGCGTATCTTCATGGAGATCAACGACCTATTATCTCCTAACTTTATAGATAAGGATGTGCGCTTCTTTGACAATGTCAAGGTAGAAAAGGTGCTCGGAGCCCAACCTAACTCTGTAATTCAATTTTGCGAGGGCCGCCTAGCGTATTATCAAGAAAGAAACGTTCTATTAATTAAGGACTAATCAAATGTTTACTATTAATTACCGCTATCTAACGGAGGCGCAGGAGTACTATAAACAGAAGGGCTATAGAGTAATCGATCTAAAATGGATCGTGCCCGGCAGAATTGGCTCTATAACCTCACCAGAGCCTAATAGTCAGGTTCCCTATAACTGTTACGACACTTTTGTGCTGGTAGGTAGCGCAGAACAGACCTTCATCTATAATGCAATAAATGGGCATTATCAGGCAGGCGACGCACTGCAGGCTATTACGCCGTGCTTTCGTCCACTGGATAATAGCGATTATAGCTACCCTTATTTCATGAAGCTAGAGTTATTTGTGTATAAGGGTATGCCTGGTATGACTGAAGATACTATCTGTACTGATGCATACCAGTGGATGCTACATTACATTAATCCACATAATCTCAAGTTTGTGCATTGTGCCAATGAGACAGATATAATCTATACCCCATTGAATCTAGAGCTGGGCTCTTATGGTAAGCGCTCTTATGAGGACCACTGGTGGTATTATGGCACTGGTATAGCTGAGCCCCGCTTTAGTATAGCAGTTAATGACTCCTTCCGGCCCGGCTATCACTCTAGTCCTATCCCTAAATATTTTCCTAATACGCTGGATAAGATATACGAGGAGCTGCTCAAGTGTCGCGATGTTACTAATTCGTTATTGAGACAATGTGAGTTAGCTGATCTACTACTCGCTGTTGAGCAATATGCTGTATCTCAATACGGTGAGGCAGGATGGGATGTTATTAGAGATATGGCTAAGTTAACACAACGCGCCTTCGCCGCAGATAAACGATAGCGCGCTGAGGCCTTGTTCTATTATAGTCAATGTCAAATTATTAATAATCCTGGGAGGTTAAGATGGATAATGCACCGTTAGTTATAGGATTAGCTCTCGCTCTTATTACAATAATTGGCTTATTGTTTAATGACTTAACTTGACACTCCTCAGCTGTTGTCGAGGGTAGCCATAATCAATGCTTAGATCAATGAGGCTGCTAGAAAGTAATGCAATAGCGGCACATATGCAATGGCTATACTCGCTCTTTCTTTTATCGTCAAATTACTATTTACAATCGTCAGAGGTTAATATGGATAATGCAGCATGTGATTATTATGCATCGTTAGTTATAATGTGGCTGGCTGTCTTTCTCATTATATGGCTGTTGTGTTATCGAGACTAGTGTCAACCCGTCGTAAGTAAATCTACAATTTATCAAGGAGTCTCTATGCTTAACATTCAAGTTCGTCAGGGTGTATTTGAAACTAATAGTTCGAGCACCCATAGTATATCTATTCCCTGTCAGACTAGTCTTACTATCCCTGAAGTAATACATTTCGAGATTGGTGAATTCGGGTCTGATACTAGTATCCTGAGTTCTATGGCAGCCAAGGCCAGTTATTTATACACAGGCTTCGCTGCTAACGATAGGATGAAGGATGCCTATGACATAATACTATATTTGCTATCAGAGGGTATTGCTGTAACTGCCGAGGATGTAGTATATGACGAATATCGCTATATGATGCTTAATGATGGCTACATGGATCATGCCAATGAGTTGAATGGCTTCCTCGATGCTATTGTAGCTAATAAGGATATGATGATGCGTTATCTATTCTCGCCCTATAGCTTTATCCTAACCGGTAGTGATAATGACTACAGTTTTGTGATTGATAATAAGGAAGTGATGGAGTATGCTAGCGACTTCTTCTACAAGGGCAATTAGATATCACTAGTAGGGCTCGCCTAAACTAATTTATCAGAGGAAAATCAAATGTTGCCGAAAGACTTTATTAAAAAGGAGGCCAGGGTATGGGCAGTGATTCCCGAAGAGGATGGTACATGGGGAACTATTAAATCAGTCGGTAGAAAGTATATAGTAGTTGATGGCAAGAAGTTTCATATTGATACTCACCGTCAAGTAGGAGATTGGGAATGCGAATTATATTCTTCTCCAGAAGCTTACACAAAAGAGCGTAGAGGTGAATGCCTCATCGAAGAGCTCCGATGCACGTTGAGTCATCCTAATGTTACCGCCGAATGGTTCGGCGGTATAGATAAATTAATCGAAGCCTGCGAGATCATGGGGATTAATACTGATAATTATCCGTAATTCTATGAATAAGTTTAATGAAACGATAACGTTAGCGCATTATATTAATGGTGACTATGAGTGTACTCTATATGCTGATGGTACCCTGGTTCGTACTACAAGTGTGGTTGGGGGCCGCCCTGCCTATCCCTGCTCTATAGATATTAAGATCACTGACTACTGTGATATGGGATGTAAGTACTGCCATGAGAGTTCTACTCGTAATGGTAAACACGCTGACCTAACACGGTTACTCGATGTCCTTAGTGATATACCTGCTGGGGTCGAGTTAGCAAACGGAGGGGGTAACCCACTATCTCATCCTGATATAGTGGATTACCTAGTAGAACTTAAGGCCCGCGGGCTTATAGCTAACATTACCGTTAACCAGGGTCATCTACATCGCTACGCTACTCTAATAGAGGACATAGTAAGCCGGGAGTTAGTGCGGGGCCTCGGCATCTCAATTACTAGTAGTAACTATAGCAGTCTGAGACCAGTACTGCGTCTCTCAGATAACATCGTGTATCACATCATCGCTGGTATCCATCCCATTAGTATAATCAATGAGTTGATTAACCTCAGCGCTGTAATCAGTAAGGTACTCATACTAGGCTATAAAAACTTCGGCTTCGGTATAGATTATCATAGCCCTGAGGTGGATGCAGGCATAGCGCAATGGCGGCGTTTCCTACCCTCTCTTATAGGTAAGTGTAATCTCTCCTTTGATAACCTGGCTATCGAACAATTAGAGCTCAGACGTTTATTCACTGATGAGGGGTGGGCCCGTTTCTATATGGGCGATGACTTCCAGTTTACTATGTATATTGATGCAGTTAAGCAGCAGTATGCTCCTACTAGTCGTAGTTATAACCGTACGTCATTCGACTCTACTTCACTAATCGATTACTTTCAGGCAGGCTTCCCATGTGTATCAAGTTAGGCGATGAGATTAATAGTAAGATAGTTATTAATATAATATATCAATCAACGTATAATAAGTCTATTAAGGCGGGTTATAGTTACAACACGAGGGGTAATCTCTACGCTGGCCATAAGAACAGAATAGTTGTCACGTTAGATGATGACACTAAACTAACCTGGAATCCCTGGTTGTTTCAATTCGATTAGTTGTTCTCAGTGTAGCAGGCGTTATGTGCTATAATGATAATATACTAATTGGTGATTATCTTGGATAAATTTATATGTGGGATAGACCCGGGTTTAGCTGGGGGGCTTTGTATACTACAAAGGGGTTATAGCTATAATGTAGTTGACGTTAGAATTATGCCAATCTCTACGTCTGATAAGGATATAGACATGGGGGTAATTAAGAATTACCTGTCTTGTTATAAACCTCATCTTACTATTATTGAACGTCAAATAGTAGTCCGGCCCAGGATGGTTGCGGGAAAGACGCGGCGCCAGGGTCTGGGTTCTAGCGCTAAGACTATGTTTAACTATGGGAGACTAATTGGCCTATTGGAGGGTATAGGTCTGAATTATGTAGTAGTAGATTCCCGTGAGTGGCAATCGCACTATGCTGATATGGCCCCGCCTATCAAATGGACCTATAGTAAACCTACTAAGACCCGTAGCGTATCTATTGCTGTGAGCCTCTATCCTACTGTTAATTTATTCAGGACTCCTCTCTGCCATAAGCCCCATGATGGTATGGCTGAGGCAGTATTATTAGCTCATTATGGCGCAGAGGTTATCGATGGCCTCTAATATTATTACTAGTCGATCTGTAGCAGAACGCCCGCCCTACTACTCTGTTAGTGCACTGCGCGTATATCGCCGCTGTGGGATGGAGTTCTATCATAAATACGTTGACCTCAATAGGAAGAGTGGGGCTACGCGCTCTACTCTATTGGGTAACCTAGTGCATGAGGCCCTCGAGTTATACTATGATCCTGAAGTAGAACATAATTATAGTCTAGAGCAGTGCCTTGAGGAGACCTATATAAGCACGCTTATGGCCGCTGGTGTCATTGTATCTAATACGCCTGCGTCAGACCAGACCACTATCTCTAGTTACTTAATGGGCCTAGTAGATGGTTATGCAGTGTTGCATAACAGAGCCCGTGCTGACTATAAGGGTCCCGATGCCATACGCACCGCTGCCGGTAAGGTGAGTAGTGCTTATCAGTCTACTACTGCATGGAAGCAGGCAGAGGAGCCCCTCCTCGCTCTACGTCATGCAGCTAATGAATATATGCTTATGCTTAATCCTGAATTGGATACTGAGCTTGATGTTATTAGCGCACTAACTGACGCGTTTAACCTATGTCGGGCCTTTATTCCTCCTAAGGAGTTTAAGCGCACTATCTATGTTGAGTTACCTATCAGTGAGTATAATGACGGCACTATAATTAATGAAGTGCCTATGCCGCCTGACTGCGGCGGTGATGCTGGTATCAATCTCCTGGGCTTCATTGACTGGGTGGGAATCACCTCTCATGGCCTAACTATAGTTGATTATAAGACCAGTAAGTCTGCCTATACTACAGATAAGCTGGCGTATAACCCTCAGCTCTGTGCCTATGCCTATGCCTATGAGAAATTGACAGGCGCTCGTGTTGATGCTATGGGTATCTATAACGTCAGAGAGGGTAGTCTGGCACTAACGCCTATTGACCGCAGCATCATGGATCGCGTCCTAACCTCATTCTTTGGTACACACAAATTAATCACGGCGGGCTTCTACCCTCACCACTACCCTGAGGATAGCTATAGCCCTTGTCTCGATTCCTTTGGTAAGCCTTGTCCCTATCTCTATGATTGCTACCCTGAGCTCGCAGAGGAACAGAGTCTACTCGATCTCTATAGATTATTGAATTGACATACTGGGATTAAGTACGATAAGATTAATGGGTTTATAGAGGACATGTATGCCTAAACCTAACCCCTGGCTTGATGAAGTAAAGTATTACCTGCGTAAGAAGTTCTATCAGCAGGTTGATTTCGAGTCTGCTTGTTACAGTCAAACATTCTCATATGAGACAGTGCGTAAGTGCATGTATTTAATTATGAGAACTAGCCCCGATGTATACAGGTATGCTGCCTGGCTCTGGGCTACGCAGCGCAGTCGCAATGACATTGCGGGCGGTCTTAATGTAGATAGTAGTACCATTAAGCGTAAGTTTGATGCTTTTGCTATCCAATTACTTAATTATCTAATTCATCCTAATATCATGCCTGTATTACCCCCCATCGATATTCGTATGCAGATGGAGGAAGAGGATAAGCGTATCAGTATCCCTGAGATCGTCGAGGGTAATGTCTATACAGTCGTTGATTACTTGGATAGCGTGGTAGATGATGGCAGACTACACTAATATACTGCAGGAGCTACGGGACTGGAAGAATGACTTTGGTAGTCTACTTGATAGTAAGCAGCTTATAGGAACTATTGAGTGGCAGCCCCTCTGGGAGCGGTTAGTAGCTCTAGAGAGATTATTCAATGACCCTATAATATCTGAACCACTGGATAACTATAAGGTGGCTATCCGCCACCCTATTGATGCCTGTGGGATGACAGAATTTGTCGTGCAGTTAGTAGAGAAGGGCTCCAGTAAGAGTGATATATCCCGCGCCTTATCTATGCACGGTGTTGATGTTACAGCGCGCGAGGTAGGTGAATGGGTAACCGCCTATAGAAGCGCGCCTATAATGGAGAGAGTAGAGTATCCCTATGGTTCTGTATTTGATACTCAGACGCAGCTACAGACTATATTCAATGATCTTAAGGCAGGTATTATAGCTCTCGAGTCGGCCGATGATGAGCCATTTTTTAAGGCTAGGAAAGTCAAGGAGGAAATATGGGTATCTATGTTGCAGGAACAGCGCCAGCTATTGAAGGATGCGCGCGCATTGATGGAGACTGTCAAGCAATTCGAGAACATAGACCGATTCAAGCAAATTGTAATAGAGGAGGTGAACAAGGAGAATCCAGCTATAGCGAGTCGTATCTACCGGCGTATACAGATGGCCAAGACACTCCTCAATACGTTGGAGCCCCTCGCATAGTGGCATCACAGTATATCACGCATATACTAGATGAATACTTTCTTTATAATAGCCTCAATGTATTCATCGGTACATTTATATTCGGCCTAGGTGGTTCCATTAATTATGATAGATGTGGTTATAGCTTCTATCAGGAGATTCGAATAGGCTTTATCTATTGCGCTATTATCTGGTCTAGTCAACGCCCATTTCATCTGAAAATTAGAGGTAAGCTCATTGAAAACGAACTATCACGGCGGGAAGTATCTCAGATGGAACAATAGAGTGCTTGAGGTAGATGATGGCGATGGTGTGTGGAAGCACTATAAACATAGTTTATTCGCTACTGCCGATATACCTAATGGTAGTGATGGATTTGCTACTGCTCAGATGTGTCTCAGAAATGGTTATACCTATCGTTCTTGATCTAGCCCATACGTAACATTACCTCTCTATCGAATTTACCATCTAACCTATTGACCCAGAGACTATTATCGTCACTGGGTCTTGTTGTGACTGTTACTGTATTACCATTCTGCTCGGCGCTGGTCTCCTGAGATATTAGTGCTATATGGCCCCGTCGTGTCGCCTCCTCTGCTATCTCCTTCAGCTCGGGGCTGAAGTTACCGTTATTGCTTATAATGACTCGAGATTGAGTAGCGGGTGCAGGCCCGCCTACTGCCTTACTGACGGCTATGGCTAAACGGGCCACCTCTGTACTATAAGGAGTAGCTGATTGGGCTAGCTTATTCATAGTGTCTAATACAGTAGCGCGAATAGCCGCCATGTTGTTCTTATATTGGCCTAGCATCTGCTGCCTAACGTATACCTTTATGGAGCCCCAATCACTACTGGCCCGCGCTGACTTGACCCAACTGGTCTGTCCGAATATCTCTACGTTGAAGAGACGGGCCCGTCGTGCTATCTCTCTCTCTGTGAATGGATCCAGTAGTTGTATATTACTATCTCCTCCATCAGGTGTCGGTAACAACATAGCTGCCGTCCTATTACCGGCAGAGTCCCTGCTAGCGTCAGCCCATCTATCCGCGTTGTATTGGAAGGCACGCCCTGGCATAGCTAGTGTCATGCCGCCTGGCCCTTGTTTATAACGCGCTAGTAGATAATCTGTTGGCGTGACAAACATATTCAGTCCTGTTATCTTACCCATACCCTCTACTGCGGCGCTACTACCACGAGCCAGCGTCTCGTGTACACCTGGGACAGCAGATATGGCCGTCCCTCCTAGGAAGCCCCCCAGGCCTGATTTAGCTATTAGACTCCAGCCTGCGCCCTTGAACCAGCTTGCAGCCGCCCCGACTAGTGACATTACACCTAGTGCCATACCTATAGCTGATGTAATGACGCCCTTGACCTGATCATTACCTAGTGATAAGACGCTGGGTATCTTATCTCCTATTATGTCGCCTATAGCTCTATCTACGCCGGCCCAGAATCTCTCACTAGCTTGACTGAAGTCCTGCCAGGCATCGCCCTTGGTGACTGCCTCTAGGTGTTTATAGCCCCACGCGAATAGTCCTGTTGCTATACCTACGCCTATTGCTACCACCCCTATTGCTGCTATTAGAGGGGCGCCTATAACTGCCGCGCCTATAGCTCCTATTGCCTTGGCAGCTATTAGACCTGTGACCATACCAGTTATGGAGTTACGCACTGTCATACCAGCGTGCTCCTCAAGTAGCTGTCTCTCTGCCTCAGTGTATAACTCATCCCGTTGAGATCGGCCGAGTCTTACAAATGCGCTACCTATATCTAGACTCTCTATGCCCCCCCAGGCTGTCATAATGCCACCGCCTAATGCCTGAAGCGATCCCCATGCTCTGAGCCGCGCCTTAAAAAATGGGTAGACCTTTATCTCTGAAGGGTCAGCTATGGGAGCCTTACCGCTATCCCATTGGAATATACGCTTCCATTGAGGTGCCTTCTTCCGCTCTATATCTATAATGCCGCCCTGTTTATTGGCCCAGTCCTCTACTCTCTGATTGCGACTACGCAGTACTTCTATATCAGTAGTGGCCCCCGCCATTATCAGCGCCTTCTCCTTGATATCCTTGAATAGGAAGCCTAGTTCATTTAGTACGCTAGCGCTTATGATGCGTATCTGTTCGTCTGATGTCAGACCACGGAAGCGCGATGATATCATGAAGGCATCACCAGGCTTGGGGTTAAGAGATATCTTACGTATAACCTCGCGCTCTATCGTCTCCTTGATGACCTCGCGTATACGACGTCTTAGGAATGAGTCAGCATTTCCATACTGTATCTTGAATGTCTCCTCGCTTAATCCTAGTAGTGAGTAGGCCTTCTGTGAGAAGGGGGCGGGCCCGTTATTAATTGATATATCGCTATCTAGTAGGTTTAGTATCTTAGTCAGGAAGCTATCGGGCCCGCTGCTTATAGTTTCATCTAGACTATCTACTAATCTACGTACTAGATCATCCCTATCAGTTATACTGCGTACAGTACTCTCGTTTATAATAGGGGCATCGTATACGCGCGCCATTAGAGTATCCATCCCGTCATTTGCGGTCATACTCATAGAACTATTGAGGAAATAACCTATTCTCTTCCCTACCTCTCCGCCCATACCATCAGGTGGACTAGCGTGTAGCGTATAAGTGAAGCGGCCCCGCTTCACCTCATACTTCATGCGGTTCTCTCCTAGGGGGCTCTTAGCCTGAGGTGCCGTTATAATAAAGTGCTCTGCCCCCTCAGCGGCCCATAGAACACGCAGTTCAGTCATAACGTTATCTATAGCTCGTGCCTGCTTACCTCCCTCTAGTACGCCGAATAAACTCATCATTGCGCCTATCGCGCCCGCAATCATAGTGGCTGCAACGCCCCCAGCTAGACTCGTCATAATGGGTGTGTTGATTAGTGGTATCTTACCCCAGAAGTTAACTAAGAAAGACCCCATCATCCCCAGGATATTGCTCTCCTCTGTCCTCATTGATCTAGGCGCGCCCATCTCTAGCCAGTCTCCATCTGCAGCATATATATCTACCCGTCTACCTCCCGTACGCCGTTCCGACGAGTACTTAATGAAGTTCTCGTACTGTACGAAGTTGAGGGGGTTAGCCACTCTGGATGCCAGACCAGGGAATGCAGTTTCTGCTAATAGTCGCATGTCTCCCTTACTCAATGATGCAATTAACGTGTCTAGATATGACTTGGGTCTCTTACTATCCCGGGGATTCATACCATCAGGATTACCTAGATTAGTCATCTCAGATACTAGTGACTCAGGTCGCTGATATGCGAAGTTGCGTATTACCTGCAGGCGATTACTCAATGCTATATTCATCAACGGATCCGCTCTATAGAGGGCCAGGCTGGCTCTATTGAGTGGGCTAGTTACGCGCCGGCGGTTCTTATCAGTCAGTGGGGCTAATCGCGCTGTTAGACTAACTACGCTGATGGCCATAAACTTGCGCTGATCCTCTGTTAAGTTATTCATCGAGGCATCAGTTATATTAGCCTTACGGTAGTCGCGCGCGTATAGCTGGCCCATGGCCCCTGCCTTGACCATCTTGAACATATAGGCTGGCGCTGTAGAATATACTGCCGTACTGATGTCCTGGTTAGTAGACTGTAGCTGCATGTAGAAGGTCTGACGCGAGCCTAGCTCTCCCTCTCGCACACTAGTACCGAATACTAGGACACTCATGAATGGATTACTGGCATTTAATACAAAGCTGCTGCGTAGGTTATCTATTGCAGTACTCATACGCCCTACGCTGCTCTCTATGGGGTTGATTAGGCGCACGCCGCGCTTACGCTTATAGGCTCCATCTGCCATTACAATCAGAGGCTCCAGGGGATCCGGTGCTACAGCTATATCCCGTCGTGTGACTAGGCGGAATGCATTAGACACGAACTCCAGTGGCGTGCCATCCATAGCGTTATAGAAGCCCGCTGTTGCCTCCTCCTGACTACCTGAGCCAGATAATATAGCACCTACACCTAATAGAAGAGCAGTAGCGGCTATGTTCACGATGCCTAGTGCCGCTGCAGAGCGCAATAGCCTATTACCGCCGGGCCCCAGTATTCTGGCGTTTCTATACTTGAGGTAGTCTCGGCTATATACTAGGGTGCGTAGGTTCTCACCGTAATCTGTTAGTCTATAGTTACCTGCCTCGTCTATAATGTCCCGTACCTGGAAGTTAGATGGCCGCCGGCCGTGTTCATTCATAGCATTATGGTATGCTCTGCCATGAACTGTCTTCAGGTGTTCATCTAGTAAATCGAAGCTATGATAGCCCCGTCGATTATTACGGTAGTCTGATAGGTAGGTCTCTACAGTATTGAAGTCAGACCGTATGTCTCTCTCAAGAGAGGCTAGATGTAGCTTACGCAGCACACCTAGTGGATTCAGTGGGTGCATCTTACCTACCTTGGCCCTCATTCTACGATACCGCTCTATAGTAGCGCCTGGGTCTAGCCCGAGGTCTGCTAGTTCTACTACTGCCATAGCGTTTACGCCGGCATAGAGCCCTACTGTAGCTAGTCGAGTCATGACATTGTCGTCCATGCCCTCACTTACGTTCCACCCAGTCTTAGTCTGGAATAGGCCCGCTATAGTGCCAAGAAGTAATGGCATGCGATAGGCCCGCCATCTGCGTAGACCCGTATGCATACCGCGGCTTATCCTAATATCATCCATACCTGTTATTCGCGCTACACGAGATTGTAGCGCCGCTACCTTCTTACGCCATGTGTCGTGCTTCATAGCGAAGGAATACGCGAAGGCCAGAGAAGTACCTACAAGTAGAGAACTTGTTAGTGGACTCGTGCCCGTTAATCCAAATAGTGCGCCCAGCACAGGCGGTACAATAAAGTTACTCAGAGCTATGACCTTAGCTAGTCTTCTATCTAGCTTATCGAATCCCCGTAGTGCCCCGTAGCTGAACCCCGCCATTGTGTCTATTACCTTACCTGAGTAATGCCAGAAGGAACCAACCGCAGTTCGTGCACCTGCTATGGGTATATTCATAGCCCGGCCGCCCCAGTCATCTACTAGTGCTGCTAGGTTAGTCATCTTATTGCTGAGATCCTTCGCACCCGCACCTATCGAGGGATCGCGTAGTATCTTAGAGCGCGCGTACTCTGGTAACAGAGCAGACAGACTAACTAGACCCGCCGTTAACGATACTGCTAGTGATACATTACCGGCGCTCTGTATGTAATTGATAACGTTATCCTTCTCCTGGTTATATATGAAGGCCTCAGCAAAGGGCTTATTAGCGTCAAAGGCCAGGGGGGCCGACACGCTCATAGAGATACCCAGTACAGGTGCTGATTGTACCCCTATACTATAACTGTATACGCCCTTATCTATCTCAGAACCACGGCGCCGTGACTCCGCTATGAAGAACTGTATGTAGGACGTGGGGGCCTGACTCGCGTAGACCTCTATAGTTTTGGCCCGTCGACTTATAGCTGCTACTGGTGTGTGGGCACTAATACGTCCTGCTACGAATGCAGACCATGCCTCTAAAGTCTTCTCAGTTCTATTGCCAACTAGCCTGCCTGTATTGACCCTATTGAGTACTGATTGTTTCCATGCCTGGAGACTACCTACTGTTGCGTAGTTCTCGTCTAGTACCTGCCCCTCTTGCCCTGTCATACGGTTGAAGGTATTCATTATAAAGTTACCTACACCAGTAATGACGCGGGGGGCCCATAGTAGCGCTGCTGTAGTCAGACCCCACGTCATGAATCTATTACCCTTCTTGACTAGAGTGCCTCGCTTCAGTAGCTCCTCCGCCTCTGCGGATATCATACGACTGCCACCACTGACATACAGCTCATCGCTGAGACTATACCGGTTAATAGCCATACTGCCGAATACCTCACTACCGACATAACCCCCGGCTACTGCTAGTGCTGTATAGGCGGCCCCCATGACGGGCCCCTCGAGTATTAGATTGCGGTTATTATAGCGTACCTCCTCTACGTCGACAGCACCGAACTGTAGGTTAATAGAGCGCAGGAAGCTGGGCCCACTGGCATCCAGTATATTAGCTAGGCCAGTCTGTACGTTCATAAGAGCTAATACAGAGGCACCTATAACGCCCTTATTGCGGAAGAACGGTGAGGTTAGGAAGCGACTATTACGCCTTGATATTAATCTGAATAGATCCTCTTGAGCTGCCGTGGCCCCCGCTGCCCGTTGTACTGCCTGCTGATAATAAGGACTACTCTGTATAGCCTGATTGTAGACTATCAGCTGATCTACAAACTTAGAAACTAACTGGCGCTGCTCCAGAGTCTGCACATTACCTATCTGACGACTACCTTGTCCATTAATGCCTACCTCCCATGTTAGTAGGTTCTCTACTAACATCTGTCTCTCTAACTTCATGAGTTCCTTATACTCTGCAGCTAGATTAGTAGTTGCTATGGGCCCTATACCCATGAATAAGTTATTGCCCTGGAGGCGCGCCTTAGTAGAACGCATCACTCCCCCCAGCATCGCCCCTCCTCGCATGAGGAGACCCTTCATACCGCTAGTGTTATTCTCGCTACTACTGACTATGTAGTTGAGGCTCTGGCTTCCAGTACCTAAGATTCTATGGAAGGATTCTGCCATCTCACTAAAGCTGAATACCTCTGCCATACTCACAAAGGAGCGGCTGTCTTCCTTACCCGCCCCCCAACCCCAGCGCCAGGGTGCAGCAGGTAGACTAGCCCCTACCTCGTCAATTAGTATTGCTAATTCTCGTTGTCTCTCAAATCCTATGTTAGTGGCCCTGAGAGACACTAGGAATGGCTCCATCTTACCCGAGACTCGGTTATACCTCTCTTCAAAAGTGGCCTCTAGACCAATAGGGCGCCGTAATGAATCATGGAAGACATCCGCAGAGCGCCTTAACTTAATGTCCTCTGCACTCCCTCTCTCATAGGGATTCATGACATCTAGTATGAAGGGCTTAGTTATATACTCGAAGAAGGTGGACCCCCTCTCTCTATAAAATAGGTTATTGAGAGCAGGCAGTGTATTTATACGATTAGTGTAGTAGTTGTCGAGGGTGCCCCCACTAAGCCCCTGAACTTCTTGCATGTATTTAGCTAGCTCGAAATTATCGACGGGGGAGAAGTCTAGTATAGGTGTGTGCTGAGGGTATCTCTTGCCTCCTGTCTTCTGTACAGCGCTGTCGATAGTGCCCTGGACCATCGACTTATTTAGTTCTGCAGTTATGTAACCTAGGGGTATACCTACACTGAAGTATAGCCCCATACTGGCCGCTGTAGTCATTACAAAGCTACTAGCAAATGTAAGCGCATTCTCGTATACACCAGCCACTGGTACCATACTATCGCGCGTCTCATCGTAGTCGAAGAACGTGCCGTAGTATGTCAGTGTTCTATCTAGTACTGCACCGAAGGCCCCCGTTATACTAGGTAGGGCCCCCACCTCATCCTTATATAGCCTGCCAAAACCGGCCATGATAGTGTATTCATTAATGAGAGAGCCTAGGCCTGGCGATAATAGAGCTCTATCGTAATCGCGGACCTGGTCTGGCACAGCACTGGGGGCCCCACTTAGCGCAGCGCGCGCTAGGTAGTTCTGTGTAGCTATGCCCGGTCTATTGGTATAAGACTCTAGTGATTCTCTCCAGTCTAGGTGTCCGCTTACTCGAGCGCGGGCTGCGTTATTGATAGCCACCTCATAGAAGTGAGAGGCCCCCAGGAAGCTGGGTAGCTGAGATATAGTAGTACCAGTAGTAGCACGTATAAATGACTTATTGGTATAACCCATCTGCGTCATCGCTATATCGGAGACGTTGAACTTATTATCAGACAATAACATGCCCTTATAATACGCGAAGGCAGCGGGGTCATCCTCGCTAGTCAACCGTATCATGATCTCCCTATTGTGTTGAGCACTGAAACGTCGAGTGCCCATATAAAGTACATCGGTGCCCTTCTCGTCTATATTCTCAAATAGGTGTTTATTATAATGAGTACCTACGTTAGAGCCCACTATAACACCGGCCTGCTGTAGACGATTACGTATACTGGAATCTACCTGGCCACTAGTAGCCATTAATATAGGTATATCAGACGCCCGCTCTACTATAGTGTTCTCGAAGTTCTCTAGTCTGGCGTAGTTAGTCCTATCTAAATTATTATCTCGGCTGATGATATTTCCATCATTATCTCTTGCTTGAGCTAGGCTCCAGCTTGCTGGGCTCAGCACTATACCATTAGCCCTCTGCGCGTCGCGGGTCATGGCTAATATAGCCTCTGACTCACCTAAGATGAATCTATTGCGAGAAGTATCTAGCTCCATGCCCTCTGCTAGGTAATGCATATAAGTGCGGAGTTCAGTAACAAACCTAGGGTTACTGGTTTCGTAGAATACATCCTTTTTATCAGACTTAAGGCCTATGTCGAGAAGACTACTATTAGTATTCCTGAGCATTACGCCAGCACCCATGAGTAGAGGAGCGGCTATAGCTCCTACTATACCTAGTCGCGGGGCCCTGCCTGATATTATAGCGCCGGCCCCTGCGATACCTGATACTACCGCTCCTACCTCGAGGGCATTAGTTCCGTACTCTGTTATATAGGGAGCCGTGTGTACTCTACCTACATCAGTGCCGTCCTCTCTGGTAATCAACTCGAGCTTAGAGTGCATCAGCGTAGTACCCTGACCCTTATTAGCAGTATAGGGTATGACGTTTAGATTATTAGATGCTGCCTTTAATGCCTGTGACTCTCTCTTAGATATAGTCATGTCGACTACGACGGTACCACCTACCTCATCGTATAGATCCATCTCATTGGTAAATATACCCTCCGCCATTTTTATATATGGCTTCATACTCTGATAGAAATCATCTTGCCTCTCTTGGCCTATTGCTCTGAAGCTCTCTTTATTAAAGGTATCGTGTAATAACTCTAGGGTGAAATCTGAGTGGAACCTATTGTGTGAGAACAGGGCTGCTTGTAGACTACCTTGGCGCGCATCTCTTAGAAAACGCTGAGTCTCACTAAGAGATGACACGCCGAATCGGCTAGAGTGGCCCTCTAGTAAACCAACACCAGCCGATGGGTATTTACCCGCCTCCTCTATTTGTCTTAGTAGATCCGATTCCACTGTTCATTGACCTCTATATTATCTGTATAGGAGACCTCTACCGGCACTACCGGTGTATCGTATTCTACTACTACGGGATCATTATTAGGTAATTGTATCTCTGCCTTGAAGCGCCCTGCTCGGCTAGTGCTCTGGTCCTTGACGGTGTAATCTACACTAGCACCCAGTGCATCTTTAACAACAATGCCTGCTAGTATATCGGGGTAATCGAATAAACTAATTATATTGTTTACCGGTGTTACCTCTATACGCTCGCGGCCGGTAGACATACCTATCCACCAGTATCGTGTGTCTACTAATGACTCCTGATAATCTACGACTACGCGCCCTGGTACCCTAGATTGTTGCCTCCATCTCCAGATCTCTATCTTATAGGCATTCTCTAGCCTGAATGCCTCGCTGGCTCGCGGCGTGCTGTACTGAGGGTAGCCCAGCGGTATATACTCCGGCTCGCAGGGGGCCAGTAATAAACGTAGGGGTATAGTCGACTGGAGATGTATTCTCTGACTGGTGCCAGGCGTGACCCCACGGAGAGAACGCGGCGGCGTGATATACAGGTAGTATCGCCACGAGCTGAATAATTCCTGGAACTTAAATACAACTGGAGATAATTTCATTATGGTTATGGCGTGCCTGGGGACAGCTTTTAATACATCATGGGTGAGATGAGCTTATCTATTGTGGACATGGCCATCCTCATTGTCGTAGACGGGTGCTGATAATGCCAAATGTCCGTATTAGATTGAGGGCCGCCGCTTACGCGCTGCTAGTAGTAACCCCTTACCGCGAGCTGTAGTTAGTTCTCTATTCTTCTTGAGTGTCTTGCTACTGATACTCTTGATGCCACTAGAACTTACACTGAATCCCATGAGAGTACTGTCCTCCTTAACGCAGTTGAATACAGCATTGACTACAGCATCTATTATGTCCTTACCACTGGCCCGCTCGTTGTGAGTTATCTTACCACTAGCCAATTGTAATATACCCCCCATCTCAGCCATCAGACTATGCGTCCAGGTACTATCGCGAGGTAGTATCAGTCGCCCCTCATTGAGTAGTTGTCGCGTTAGGTTATAGTAACTCAGCTGCGCTGTGTTAGTGGTACTCATCTCAATAGAGCGTATGCCGTGAGCGTGTAGTCGTTGTATAGTGGACTGAGATTGGTACGAGTCAAATGAGCAGAGACTAATATGGCGGGCCTGACATATCTGCACCAACTTCTCCTCTATATCTAGATAGGAGACTATACGCTGTATGCCCCTCCCCCTATCATCTCTATCACTATAGGGCTTCCACACTAGTAGACCATCTACTATTACGCCCCATCTACCATCCTCTAGCTTAGTGCTCCTTACGAAGGCAATAGCGGCACTATCCTTCTTGAGCCCGTAGTCTACGTGTAGATAGGAGTGGCCCCCGTTGAGTCGCTCTAGTCTAGTTATCTGCAGTGATACGTAATGGCGTGTATCATCCCCATTAGTTATATCCAGTGGTATAGAATGTGCATCCAGACAAGAGAGACCCTTAACTGCCTCCTCTATATACTCCTTCTGGAAGAAGGAGCCGTGCCTACTAGAGCGTATGCCCTCATACTCCAGAGCTGCTGTCACAGGATCGCGTATGTAGTCCTCACTATTCTTGAGGTTATACTCACTGACCTCTGGTCGTAGATTGATATCCCAGGTGCGTAGGCGGAATGCTACCATGCGCGGATCGCGTGTCGCTACCTTATAGAGATTCTGTATGTAGTCCCCCTCACCCCAAGCAGAACTGATGGCTATCTTCTTACCTTTATCACCGAAGGTACTCAGCCCCTTAGCTACGTTACTCCATATATCATCTGCCTTCGATTCCCCTAGCTCGTTATACTCGAAGCGGGCCGCCTCATCTAGAACTAACATCTTGAGAGAATAACCTACTAGGGACTGCGAGTTAGTGTGTTTAGCGTAGATGGCTATATTCTTAGTCTGGCAACGTATCTCCTGCGTGAGTATCTCTATCTGACCACTGTTCACTAACCCCTTGAAGTACGCGCTCTGGCTAGCGTAACCCCTAATTGCGCCGAATAGCGTCTCATTGACCTGGGCCCCGCTTCGTGCTATAACGAATATGGCTATAGGGGATCCACTCAGGAGACCATAGTGCTTAGCTGGGTTATCCAGGTTGATAAGACAATAGAATTCATAGAGCACGCATATACTCGCTAGCACACTCTTACCTCCTCGTCGCCCGCACTCTAGTACCATATTGACGTAGGAGCGGTCTGGTACCCAGGTGGTTACATCTTGTTCAGCCCATCGCTGTAGTATAGCCAGCTCATCCTCTGGTAGGGGCTCATTATAGAGAGCGCGCAGTATAGCTCTCTGAGGCGGGAATAATGTATCGCCGGGGGCCAGTAGATACTGCTCTGCAAATTCAACTATACCTATAACGTGATTAGTCTTAACCTGAGCTAGGCCCTCATACACTAACTCATCGAATAGTTCTATTGGATCCAGCTTACGTTTACGCGCCAAGTGTCACCTCCATACACATATTCTTAGTCTCTACGTATTCTATTATGTCTATATTAGGTTGTATGGCCTTGACTAAATTAGGATTCTCATTTATAGCAACATAGAATACGTCACCTTGGGGTATCATGTGTATTGCTGCAGGGCCCGATATTGTAGTTACTGGTAGTGATGGGTTCAGATATATAGATGATATTGTACTCATAATATAGGGGCCCGCGTCTATCTCTAGCTCTATGTACTCGTCTGGTATTGGTACCTCTAAGCGGGGGGGCGATTCTATATAGCGTAGTGTCCAGGGCACACTTGAATTGAAGCGGATAGTTGTTACCGTTGTATTCTGCGGGACCTCTAATTGTACCTCTTGATCTAGACTATTGTCTCGAGAGAATGCAGTGTAGATTATGATAGTACTGGAGCTGCCTGACCGCAGTACGTATGCGCTTATACTGCCCTCCTCCTTAGTGGAGAGGAGGGCTCTCTGTAGTGATTCTAGACCCCAGCTATCTAATTCTGAGCGCATGATAAAATTACCCCTACTATCTATCATGTCGTAGGGGCCGGGCACTCTAACAGAATGTATATCCCTATTGAGAACTACGACGGGGTAATCAGTACTACTGAGTAATTGTATTATCCACCAATCTAATAGTGGCAGTGCGCCTAATAGTGCAGGGGCCCGTGTTCTAATTAATGACTCGAGGTTAATCACAATGAATAATAAGTTTAGACAGCGATGCCTTAGTAGTATGCCCCTCACTATATGGTCAATAGCAGGCACCGCGCATCTACTAAATCGCAGTTACAGGAGTCACGCCTGCTCGTTGAGCAGTAAATTGATAGTGTAATTGTATACTGCAGGTGGTGCTACCGAGAGTGGTGCGCTAACTACGGTTTCTATGTGCACTACAGTACCCACGTTACTACCGCGGTTATTACCATTAGCGGGACTGGCACCAGTTAGGTTAGCCCCCCGTACTACCAGTGCATGAGTGAAGGGCCCTATCGGCCCCCCTGATGGCGTGAATGTGGCAGTACTAACCAGACTAGCAGTGGGGGCTGTACGTGTTGGGATAGTGATGATTGGGTTAGTAATGATGAATCTACTATAACCACTAATCTCCCAGAGAGCTGCTTGAGCCATAGTAATATTCAGGCGGGCATCTATCTCATCGGGGGTTAATACAGTACCTATACCTAATTGGGGCCGATTGATTAGAATGACTACTAGATTAGTATTAATCTGAGATAGTAGGAAGGAGTATAGTGCTCTTGTGTACATGTTAAGGTAGTGTTATGTTTAGGCGGCTCTCTACAGTGCCGTCGATGATTCTATACACTATATCATCATCGAGGGGGTCATATAACTCTATATCATAGAACCATGTCTGGCGGGGCGCTGTAGTAGGTATCTGCTTAGTACGTGTGGCACCTAGATAGGGTTTAATACGTGTGTAGATCACTCCATCTCTATCTACTGTAATCAGGGGCTCAAACTCAAAGTTAGCAAATAACTCACCATCCTCACCATCTCGTATCTGGCCCCGGCACTGCATTGCTGTTAGGTCTCCCTGACGTAGTATAGTCAGTAGATCCCAGAGGGCCCCTCGTATAATAGCTCTATCCTTAACTAGATCTAGCTTAGTTACCATAATCTCAATGTTGCTGTTACTGTCTGCCGTATAACTACGCCCTGTATAATAATATGACTGAGGCGCACGCTATCATTTAACCACTGTTGTTTGTATAGAATACTGTCTAATAATGGGGGGCTATCTAGTAGGAATAATTCCTGAGTCTGGGCTCTATATTGATATAGCGTCGTCCCCTCACTATAATTAATAGTAGACCAGCCCGTATACGTTCCTATCCAGGGTTCCTCTAATCTAGTAGGTAACTCACCTACTAGATTAGGTAGTGTAGGCGTCATCTGCTCTACGCTTGGTGGACCAAGGGGATCCAGTAGATTAGTAGGTCTTAACTTACTCCACTGGAGAGTATCAGGCGGCGCTATATCACCTGATACGTGCTGATACTCATAGTAAGGCCATATCACTCGCCCAGTCCATACCCAGCCGGGTAATAGGGGGTGTATACCCTGACTACTTAACAACACCACCCTACCACTGAATATAGGTACTAGATCATCCGCTGAGGGATAGCGTAGTGTATAACCATCATCTACCATTGGTATATATGGCAGGAGATGCTTTACTAAATCTACTGGTAAGTATATATATCGCCTATTGGGCCAACTCTGGCCATCTATTCTTACAAATACAGCTATCTCGTGCCAGCCACGACGGCCCCATAAATCGCCGCTCAGCCACTGAATCCCTACCCATGTGTAACTCTCTACCTCTATGACTAGTGCATCTAGGCCCTTATACTCAAATAGACCTGCTTGCGGCTGATAAGGCCGAGTGGGGTTGAGCCGCCGCTGTTCTGCTACTAGTTCTTGCCATGGTTTAATAGTACTCAATTCGGCCAATCTCCTCTTTAGCTACTAGGTAATTATCATTCTCGTATGTAGCAAGAATGAATATATTACTCCATTCTCTTATAGATAAGAAGAATATGGGCTTATAGTCACCTTCTCTATATATTACGCCTATCGATGATTGTATAGGCACAGTACGGGCCTGTGGAGTAGACCTGCCTGGCTGTATAAGCGTATTAACTGATAAACCAGAGAACATAGTAGCTGTCAGTAACCTTACATCTCTTACACTGACCCACCAGCTCTCTGGCCCATTTGCTAATACTATACGACCGTCCTGCAAATACATGGCGCGGCTGCTTATACGAGTACCATCTATTAGATACGCACCGTATAACTCTGCGCCTATAGTCTCATTTATTGTATAGTTTCGTATAAACCTAGTAGCAGCACGGAGTAGACCTAGGTTAGGAATTATGGGCCCCCGCGGCGGCCGGGTATTAAACCACGTCTTATCGCCTTGTCTTACACTCTCTACTGTCTCTATTGGCATCGCTACAGTTATATCCCCTAGTCTACCTACTATCTGACGGCCCCGACTAGTATAGACTGTATCTGCCTCTATCGTTGTGGCATCTCCTATTCTATCTATGTAGAAACGACCTGAGCCCAGAGATTCTAACCATACCTCCAGGTCTATTATACTATCACTCCATCGAGATGGAACCCCAGTAGTAATCTGGAGTATTGCGTTGACTGGCGTTCTTACATCTCCTGCTGCTGTTTCTAATATGAGGTCATTATTAATTAATCTGACTGCCTCTACTATGATGCTATCTATGTATGTGACTAGCGCAGTACAGCGTATGAGCTGTACCTCTGGTGCTATACCCTGTTCTAGGTACTCTATCACAGCCGCCTCTGCGTCAGCAGCCCAGTTAAACGGACGTGTTAGTGTCTGCGCCACTGGGACGTTATAGGTCGGCGTGCCATCTGGCCTAGTGTAGATAATATTATTGCCTTGTATTATGGTCAGTACATCTCGTAGGTTAGAACGGGCGGGCCCCACTGTCACTATCTTATCAGTGATAGATAGAGTACCCGTCACCTGAGACTCTACCTTACCTACTAGATATCTCATAGTTACAGACTGACCTATGTATATCAGTAATCTCATTAGACCCCCCCCCCTTATTTCAGAACTTTTATATAATTACGTATAGAAGTAACAAATTTATTAAGTGTGTTAAAATCTACACTAACGGATACGTCAATAAGATCGAGTATCTCACCATTAGATAGCGTATCAGGATTTATGTCGGGATTAGTGTTTAATATTGCTTGTGCTTGATTCTTTGCTATTTGTTCTACTTGTGTAAACGGGGTAAACTTATTAATAGTAGCTCGACCAGTTGTAGTATCTGGGGCCTGTCCTACTACTTGATTAGTAGGTGTACCCGGCTCATTAGGTAATTGCATATTCTGTATATCATCTGTATTAGCTACTCTAGGTATTACTGGAGACCCAGGATTATTTTGCTTGACTAAGTTTACTATCTTGTTTACTTGATCAGAATTATATATTGCCTGACTACCCTCTAGATAGTCTATTACTTGATTTCTAAGTACTGCATCCGGAATATTCCCCACATCAGGTATGAATGCAGCTATGTCGTTAGCAACTGCTTCTTCTGATATGACGCCTCCTCCCGTAATAGAAATAACCTTATTAGCTGGAGAGGCCGGCGCAGATATAGGTGCAGCACCTGTATTAGTTTGTATATTGTCAGGTGATCTTAATGGTGTAGCTGGCGCGGTTAATGTATTCGTAGGTATAGGTACTATAGAATCAGTAGTATTGAACGTATGGTCTATAATAACAATGGGCTCACCATCAATAGAGCCTGCAGCAGGACCTAAGGTAGCCGGGGTACCGTCAGGGTTAAGTGAAGAAGGAAGCGTCTCTTCTGGAGGTTTTACTGAAGTAACTCTTATATTACTAGTTAATCGTCTATTTAGTACCTCGTTAAGTACTCTGAGAGCCCCCTCTTTATCAGAGATATTTTTAAGAGCCTCGAGCTTCTGGGCCTGAGTGGCGTCTGGGGAGAGAGTATTGGCAATCTCTATAATGTTATTGTATACACCCTCCTCAGTTATAGCTCTGGGATACTTCTTATTATATTCACTGAGTACCCGATTCTTTAAACTAGTCACAACCTCGTCAGATATGCCTGGTCTAGCCTCGTCATATATGCCTGGCCTAGCATTCTTAATATAATTAATTAATTCATCTGGGCCCATATCTTGTGGGTTATAACCTTCTTTGTATAGGGCAGTGGCCAACGAAGCAGAATCATCTTCTACTGGAAAATCAACATTATTACGTATAATTTGTCTAGCACGGAGTACTTCTCCAGGATTAGCATCTGGATAATTCTCAGCTATCCATCTAGACACATCATCTATAGATACATTCTCATTACGCATTCGGATAGCTATATCGCCGCTTTCTTGACTTACCTTATCTATGTTAGGAATATCCCTTCTTGTTAAGGTTGACCGTGTAGCGTTAGTAACTGTATCATCAACAATATTACTAGTCTGAGTCGACCGGCCTGCGCCGTCGACTACATTAGTTGTATTACTAGCTGGGCCTAGGCCAGGAGTTATAAACCTAGTGAACCTGGCCGCGGCGTTACTACTAGTGAGATAATTCGAGGGAGGCTGTAGTCTGGTAGGATTGCGGATCTGTGCAAAGTCTACTGCGGCACCCTTAGCCTTATTAGCAGTAGAGAGAATGGCTGTACGAACACCTTGAGTGGACTGAGTCAGACTAGCAACTACCTTAGCGCCTGGCCCAGTCCTTAATATACCAGTCTTTGATACAACCTTACCCGCGAATATTACTGGAGCAGATGCAACCTTAGCCCCAACACCAACTACTTTGCCTAGCGATGCAGTTCCTATCTTAGTAGGAGCCAGTATAGTTACTGCGTCTATGGCCGCCTCAGTAGCCGTGTATTGTCTGTTATCTCCATTAACAACTGTATTAACGAGATCACCTGCAGCAGCACCGCAACCTATAGCCGCCAGTCCTGTTAATACTCCTCCTACAACGGTAGCAGCTGCAGGTATGGAGCCCGCAGCTACAACACAGGACGTCACTGTAGCTGCAATACCTGCTCCAGTACGCACAATTCTATTAAAATTCCATGCGCCTATTCTCTCATTCTTGAGCTTATCTATTGCCTCTTTATCAGTTTCTTCATATAACTGCCCTCCTGGAGTGAAGACGTAGTATCTACACTTATCGTTGCTATCGCATACTTCATTTACGCGAAGGGCCCGGCCGCTGGGGTCAGGATCCCCACTCTCCCACTCAGATATCGTTTTGCCACTGTTTGGCTGCTTAGCCCTCTCAATGTCGTTAGTTATAGTGCTGATACTCTCAACTGCGCTGGCCTGCTCCTCTACTGCGACCTGGCTTAGTCTCAAGGAGAGACTATCAGGTATGTGCTCTATCTTAGTTATCTCACACTTATCCTCCGTTAGAGAGCGCGTCTCGAACTGTAGCGTATAGTATGTTCTATCGCTACGCGCATGCGCTACCTCGAGTAGTGATAGGTGCCCGCGGAAGCGGGGATTACCTGTCTTAGCTGAGCGTATCACCCCCTCCTCTACGTCGAAGGCCTGATAGCGTGCCATGTTAATCTCTACGTCTAGATCAGCCCCGCTCAGGTATGCATGCTCGTAGAAGCTCTGCATAGCGCCATAAGTATCTAGCTTAGCCATAAGAGTCCCGACCTTATCCTTACCAGTAGCATGAGATAGATAGGTAGCCGGGCTCGGTTTATCGCCATCCACTCCAGTGAACATCCCTACTACAGTTATCATCACACTATCTATCCCCATGTGCTGGTAGATAGGTGTGCTGCCTGGTACCCGCAACTTAGCGATATTAGCCTTAACTCGTATGTGTAATCCCGGCAGTGCGTTGGGTACATCCTTACTCGCTGTCATAGGTATGACTGAGTCCATAGCCGGCAATAGACTGAAGAAATAACTCTTATTAGTGTCTACTTGTGTAACCCTCATACCCCAGTCTGCCGCAGGTGGATACGTTATAGTCGGCTCCTGCTTAGTTGTTAATTTGCTGGCATCCCCCTTAGAAGTATCTACTTCATCACCTGTAGGTATGCCTACAGTACGCGGAGTGACAAGTTCTGTGTTAGCTGTTGCGCCAGGTGCGGCAAGCCCTACTCGTGGGGTAGGATTTGCGCGAAAACTCGCCTGCATTTCTGGAATATTAGGATTATTACTATATCTATCAATTATTGATCTTACTTCGTCTGCTATGTTGCTTCTTAAGGGACTATCTGCTGTCCGTAATAATTGAGATAGGAGATTTATATAAGAAGTACTGCGGCTACTAGGTACATCTCTTAATCTATAAATAACATCATTAACAGATAGTGCCGTTAGATCCTCCTCTTGACCTAATAATTCAAAGTACGCTGTTCTAACGGGATGACCCAATGGTATAGTGCCATTTAAAGTTAAGGTATCACTCACGCAAGCTCTCCGCTATTACTAAAAATTGGGCTATGGTGTGGTCAGATAAATAAGAGGGTATATGAATATACTGCCCGCGGTAATATAGCTCTCTATACATATTAGTCATACCCGCCGTTAGGAGGCCTAGTGGTAGCGTTGTTAGGTAATCGAGCTCCTCATCTGTGAAGTCAGCTATAGGGAGGCCTTGTAATAATAGGGCCAGTCTATTATCGTAGCCCCTCGCCGCCAGCTGCGGTACGGTACGACGATATAGTGCCCCCATAATGAGGGGCACAGCGTGATTAACTGGTATACGCTCTACTATACTCTCTAATACGTCAGACACTGCAGGCTCGAGACATAGGGTAATCTAGTTATGGTGCCGCTTACGATTATTTGTAATCTAATGCGTATGCGATTTCTGGCCAATGGTACATCATTATCACCCTGACGCACTAATACAGTGGGAGTGAGGCCAGACAATGTAGTCTCATTCTCGATGAGAGGTATATTACCATCTACTAGCGTAGTGGTAGGAGTAGGCATTTCAGTCCACGTTTGGCCCCCATTGGAGCTGGCACTGGCTACTACACGACTACCCTGCGGTAGGAAGGCGCGGTATATAACCTTGACGTTAGTGTAATCACGTGTAGGATAATCTATACTGATCCAGGTAGCTCTAGAACGGGCCCGTCCTATAATCAGCATACTCCTGTTGAGGTAGACTATAGGTGTCGTACCTGTAGTGAAGAGCACTAGCCTCATCTCTAGATTATCTGGCAGCTCCGTAGCTCGCTCGGGTAAGGGCACTAGCTCCTGCCCTTCTCTATAGAAGGTAGAGAATGAGCCCCCCTGACCTAGGTTATAACTCCAAAGGCTATTGAGCTGTGTTAGGTCTACCTGAGTATCTGCCTCAGGCGCTGGGCTATAGGTGAAGTCTATATAGCCTGTCGAACCTAGACTCCCTCCTATTAGCTGGTATGTTAGATCACTATTGGTCTGTGGCTGCCAGTTACTACCACTGCGTGTCAGGAGGTAGCCGGGTATGTCGGGCCCCTCCTGATTTCGTGATATAGCAGGCTGTGCGTTTGTATTGATGTGCATAGAGCCTGGGCTAGTGGCACTAATGACCACGCAGTAACTACCTGCCACTAGATTGATGGGCGGGTCGAAGGTCAACTCTACTGGTGTATCAGGACTACCGCTCGTTACCTGTAGGCGGACCCGTCCTAGCTCTCTCTCCTCTGGTATATTATTGGGTGCTGCTACTAGACTCACCCAAGCGCTTATGGCCCCCGCAGGATATAGGCGTATACCCGTTATAGTATTGGCTGTTGATAGAGTAAACAGCTGTGCCATACCCTCCCTGACCTGTACTATGGCTGGTACGGGGGCTCCAGTGGAACCAAACTCCAGACACTGTCCTATTGTCCATCCATTTCCTGTTGCTGTTATAGATAGTGCTGCGCTACTAGAAGGGACTGCTATATTTGCTACTAGTATGCCGCTGACATCAGCCCTATAGCGCCCGTCTTCTATAGAGCCACGGGTTACTGTAGCCTGGGGAGCCCGTCCGTCTATCTGTAATACTATACCACTCTCTAGAGATAATAGACCCTGTATAGTGATTGTGACTTGCACTGCCTCGGTGGCTATAGTGAGCCGCCCTACCTGATACTCGATGCGCCTTGCATCGGGTGCTACTACTGGTGGGTTGAGCGTCATACGCACGTCTCGTGTCTGGGCTGCTAATCCCAGACTGCCTGTAGCGCGTCGTTGATCAATTATGAGACCAGAGGCAGGTCGTAGATACGCCGTCTGTAGGCTCCCTCCAGACTCCGTTATGGTTACATTACTACTACTGCTTATAGTTAGGTTATCGGGCCTGATCGTGTTATACGAGGTCGGTAGTGTCATGTAACCCGTCATAGCACAGTCAAAGCCAGGAGCTGTGATGTCAGTGCCCAGTGTATTCTGGAAGGATTCTACGAAGCCGCTCTCTAGAATACGCGGGGCCCCCGAGTAGAAGTTAAGTCGTTCTAGGGCTATATCTATAGTCTCCTCTCGTAGTGTGTTCAACTTAACCTGTAGATCTCGCAGTAGGCCGGGCTCTACCCATCTATTATCGCTGGCTATTAGTTTACTATTGCGTATACGTGCTAGCGTGAGGGGCCCCGTACCTATTCTCACCTCACCCTTCTTATCTATGACTATCTCACCACTAACCACCATGGGCAGATAGACAGGCTCGTATAGATCTACTATCTTACCATCTATGAAGGCCCGGCCGGGCTGGACGGCCAGACGCTGAATAGGTTGGTTCTGTGTTAGGTCTATCTCTAGTGCATTATCGAAGCGTAGACCCAGTACCTCTAGGCCTCGCTGGATGTAATTGCCGTACACCTCCTTGTCTACTAATTCTATGGCCTCCTCGAGTGATGCTACCTTACTGCGCGGGGCCCGACTGAATCGCTTACCATCGTATATGAGTATCTGGCCCCCCGATATCTGCAGGAATGGGTAACCGTCCTGCCCTACTACTGGTTCAGGGAATAGGATACTGCGCCCATCATAATCTATCCGGTATATGCGGAGTGTAACATTGGTGTTACCAGTTATAGTTAGCTGGGCTGGGTTGATGCGATACCAGCCCTCCTCCTCTATATATATCAGACCACCCTGTATTGTTAGATTGGGGGGCGCCCATATTATATCTACCTCCGCTAGGTAATAGACATCGTATAGACTGCGGCTCATCTCCTCTACCTGTAGGTGTAAGAGATCCTGCATCTCTATGAGCTCTCGTGCCTGTAGGGGCCGGCCATCCGTGAATAGTAGCTTAGTTCGTTCCATATACTACTACCTCCATTATAGATGGCACGTCTGTTGTCGAGATTCCAAATGCGTCTATAGACCACTTCAGCTCTCCACTACGCGGGCCGGGAGATACATACACATAAGTTAGGCGAGATAGTCCTAGTCCTGCATCTAGCGTGACTGTGGTTGGGTTGCTTAGAACGTGCCAGCCCCCCGTGCTGAACTGTATCCTCACCTGTAACGTACTCGATGGCGGCATTAGCGCTGTTATGGCTACTGTAAATCTCGTACTCGTCTGCAGGATAGGCTGCCAGTTAGATATATGCTGCGTGGGTGACAGGTTACGATAGATGGATACTGTCCCTACTTCTAAGATGGGAGCTAGGGCTGCCGTACCTGTAGATATTGCACGTAGATAGAGTATAGACTCTACTCTATCTAGACATACAGGCGTATTAGGCGCTATGGATATCCAGTTAGGATTCACGCCCACCTTGTACTGATAATCTATTGTGCAGCCTGCGGGTACTATGTCTCGTACATTGAAGGCGAAGGCCGTCATACTGGAGCTATAGCTACCTAGGTCTATACTAATCGGAGTCGTCGGGAATACAGCGCGGTAGAGTCGCATACTAACATCCTCTCTCTCGTGATTAGAGATGATAGTACCATCACTAGTCCAGAGATTACCATTTATGCCTAGCTGCTGTCCTATTAGTAGCCCCGCATCTAGTATATCGGCCTCTCCTATCTCACTAGTGAATACGCTCCAGTCTCCCTCTGTACTGCGGAAGCCTAGTGTATAATACTGATCCTCCTTGAGATAGATAGGAGTAGGGAATACGTATTTAGTCCAGAGCCGCCCCTGTATGTCAGGCAATACGGCTCCACTGACAAGAGCCTCTCCTAGTAGTATCTGTCCTGGTGTAGTGGCTGTACCATCCCGCAATGATATAACTAGGGCCCCTGATGCTGGCGCCGATGCTATCCTTATATCAAGGCCGCTCAAGTACATATCAGAGGGAGCCTGAAATGTCTGCATCAGTGGGTCGAAGCCTACCCTCGGCATCAGGGGGAGGGGCTGAGTATCTATTGAGGATGATGGTAGGCCCCAGGAGGCGGCCCCGCCTAGCGCTACGTGAGTCAGGTTATTATTGAATATCGATAGCGTATTACTCACACTCAGTGTATCAGACTGTAGCACTACGGCATGGACACCGGGGGGTAGTGCGGGTAGGAATAGCTCGACCTCGAGTATGCCATTAGAGCGGGGCCGGAACGCGAATGGTAAGGTGCCCGATATCGGTGTGTTATTAATTGATACTGCAGTAGTCATGATAGTGTCAGCTATCAGTAGTTGATAGCTGCCCTGGGGGAGCCCCTCTCCTCGTATAGTGTATCGTATGTTCTGGGCCCGCGCCTTATCTATCTCCTCGCTCCCCATTAGGTTAGCGCCTATAGCTGGTATAGCCTCACCTGCTGATATGGCCTCTCGTACACGACGGGATAGCCGCGTGAACTCTGCTCTATTCCCCTCATTGATAAATCGATATAGGGGATTACTAGTGGAGCTGAATAGAGTGGCTCCTCGGACGGCCAGCTCGTCGCAGGGGTTAATCCGCCCTAGATCGCGATTAGCCATGATGACTCTACGGCAGTATAACCGCGGGGCTATAGTCTGATGTATACTCCTCTCTTTCGTCAACTTAGTTTGCTCGAGGAAGATACTCTCTGTATATGTAGGTACTACAATGTAGGGGTCTCCTGCGTTATTAGGTCTAGCCGAGGGGGCCGTTGCTCTGACATCGCTATATACTCTATTGGATGTCAGACTATTAGTTAGAGGCGAGAGCATACCTGTGCTCTCTGTTAGGTTAATGCCGCTACTATCCACTAGGGCGTCTATAGATGTATAGTTGGGTACGGCCCCTGTATTAGTGAAGGCCAGCCCCTCTGCTCTAGTTGTGAGTCGTAGTCTATCTATATCATCTGATAATGATGATACGGCGCTGGCTAGCTGCCGTATACTATCGTAATTGACAGGGCGACAGTCGATAGGCTCAATGATGGCGCTATTATTACTTATAAGCACACGTGCTAGTGGTAATACTGAACCACTAACGGCAGGAGGCTGTGGATTAACTCCTACCTCACCATATATGACAGCAGGCTGCCCCTCCTTATCTAGCGTTACTATAGCTATGCGGCTGAGGAAATAGCTATAGTCTACCTGGAATGTGGTATTAGGTGCGGGGCTCCGTGTACCAGTAAATACTATAGTGTCAGTAGCCGTCAGGAGATTGAAATCTACTCCTAGTGTTAATTGACTAGAGTACGTATACGTCACAAAGTAGGTAGTACCAGGTGCCGGTTCTAGAGCTCCTGTGCCATTAGGAGCCCACTCCAGTCTACCACCATCGAGAACCTGGAAGTCGCGGCCCTCTGCGTAGTTAGTGGAGCCCTGGAATACCCGTTTCACTCTAGATACAGTATCTCGCCCTAGGTAGTCACTAGTGCCAGGTGTAGGCCCGCGCACTATGGCAGCCGTATTCTCCTGGAGCGTAGCTACTAGTCGCGTTACCTCCTTGACGGGTCGGCGAGTTAACTTAAACTCATTAGTATTGGCTGCACCTCCAATGGGACCGCTGGGCACGTCAACGCGTAGTATACTACTGGGGGCCCCTCCTGTGATAGTGATACCTATGGTAATATTCACTAGATTAGACGTGGTACCTATGCCTATGGACTCCATGACGAGTGTCAGCCCATTACGGCGAAAGGCTATGGCATCTCGGAGTAGATTACGGGCTGCATCCGTAGTAATGTTGGTGCCGGTAATGGTACTATTATTATCAGTGCCAGTAGCTATGCGAGCTATTATGTAGTCTATGAAGGTTTCTACTGAGGTGGCTGCTGAAGTATTGGCCGTCACAGTTATAGTCGAGTTATTGATAGGGGCAAAGCTTATGCTTACTTGGGTACCCTGTGTTACTACATTAGCCCATGTGGAGATACCCTGTAGCGATATGGTGCGGTTGGCTATAGCAGTTATACCTGCATAAGTAAATGTAGCCGCCGTTACTACCTGACTATCCGTAGTACGCTGTAGTGCCAGGTTTATTGGTGTATCTATAACTACTCTACGCCCCACAACGTAGGCTACTCCAGGTGCCAGTGACATACCAAGTGAGGACTCTGATCTACGTCGGGCCTCCTCTAATTCTGCTAGCCCACCCCGTGCTGCCGTCTGTCTCTCTCTGTAGGTAGCCTCTAGTGTAGCTACCAGGGCCTCTTCTTCCACTACACGCGTTTCAAGATCAGCGAGTATAGTCAGGTTAGCGGGTGTGGGGCTGACACTACTTATATCCCGTGCATCATCTAGTCGCAGTAGTAATCCATCTAGTCTACTCTTACTCTCTAGGTATAGGCCGCGTGACTCAGTAGCCCGCGCCTCCAGTGTAGAATAGTTCTCATTGAGCGCCACTAGACTAGTATCAGCTAGAGTGCGGGGGCGGTCCAGGAGCGCTAGGTTCAGCCCGCGCACGCAGAAGTTACCGTGTCTCTCAAATACTCTCTCTGCTAGTGTCTCCTCGATACCACCAGGTAGGTCCCTCGCTCTATTAATAGGTATTCCATTGCGTATAGAGTAGAGGGGATACCCCCGTCCCGTAAGGACTATACTACTATTAACTACTAATCGAGATGCCCCCCGGGGCCCGTATTGATTGCCGGCCCGCATACTCTCATCTTCGAGTACGGTAGTGGTGACCTCGAGATAAAATGTAGTCTCCCCTTCTCGTGATACCTGAAAGCGCGTGGGCTTAGTCTTGACTACTACACCCGCAGCATATACGCGGCCCTCAGTTATCAGGATATCCATGGTCGTACCGTCATCACCTACGACGACTAACTCTACACCAGAGAGTATAGTACCATCTCTATAGAGCGTATCCATACCGGTCTGGAACTGGCCCTGCACTATTGATTGCATCTCTAGGAGGTCCTGTGCCACTAAGGGGTGGCCGTCCTCTGGTAGTACCTTCACCCAATTACTATCGAAGGTATAATTCTCGGGGTATTCTGCTCTTTGTAATATGGACATCGATTAAATAGGTAATATGAATTTAACGCGTGTGCGGTCAGTAGGGGCCGCGTGAGTGACGGGAGTGAATAGGAGTGCCATCTGCGCAGGGCCCGTGTCGACCCATTCGCCGGGTAGCCAGAAGTCAGCATTAGTATTCGCGCCTGTTTGTAATACTACATCAGTTAGTAGTGATGCAGAGCGAAAGGCCTCAGGTACCTGCTCACCGGATACTATTGCCTCTACGTATAACGCCTGGGGTAATAAGCCTAAGAGTGATGCGAGGTCAGCCCTATCGTTAGATACTATGTTCCAGCGCTGGTCCCCCTGTATAATATCACCGCCGCTCTCTACTCTATAGGCCAGTGATACTCGGTGAGGGCGCAGTATAACCTGTGTGCTCAGGAATGCAGGGTCCTGCGGTATAGGTCTATCCGGCGGCTCATCTATACCTAGTGGGTTATCAGGGGCCCATGTCGTATAACGGCCTATTCCCACACGTAAGGGCAGTGTATCTCTCATCTGTATCAGACGATATACCCGCCCTTCTGGTGTAGTCTTACTTATGATGGTAGTACTCATTATCTCACTATGGCGTCTTCTATTATGGCATTGACTATCTCGCGACTGGTTATACCAGCACTAATCAATGAGTTCTGACGAGGCCCGTCGTATGCTGTAGCCCCTATTCCCGTTATATATACACTCTTTATTAGACGAAAGCCGGGCTTAACTAGTGGAAATCTAACTAATATTGGATCAGCAGGATAATTCATTGGCCACGATGGATAGAAGCCAGTCGCTAATACAATAGAATCCACATCTGGTATCTCTTTACTATTAGTTATGCGGGGCATCTCCTTGTAATTATACTGGGCTAGCTCATTGGCTATATAGGGTGTGATGCTAGGCCCCCAACTCTTAACACGAGATAGGTAGTCAGCACGTTTATTTAATGGGAGGGTTCTGTAGTATCCGCCCAGCGCTGTTTTATTATACCAGTGCGCGTAGGATGGGGCGGGGTAATTATCTATACGGTACCCCCCGTGACTCCAGGTAACTTCATTGTTCTGCGCTAGGTGCGCTACTGCCTCTGCCGCGCCCTGACCGCTACCTAGTACTAGGAGGCGCTTATTACGTGCTGGGTGCTTCAGGTAGTGACTGAGCGTATGAGTGTCGTAACCCACTGTCCAATCAGGCACGCGCTGCTCTCGCTGTCCTGTAGCTATAACCAAGGGACCCTCCTCCAGAGGGCCTATCTCTAGACCCATGCTCAGTGCTCGTTGTAAGGCCCACTGTAAGTAGCCCTCGAATACGTCCCTATTGCACCGTTCCTGCACTGCCTCTATCTCACGCTGGCTCCCCAGTATAGGCTCTCGTTGTAGGTAGTGACAGAGACTGTAATCAGCACCCTCTATATTAGTACATAGGTCGAAGGAGATAGGACTCCTCATCTGTAGATTGGGTACTACTTCATCCTTACTCCAGCTACTCAGGGGCCTCGGGTCCCATGCGCGTGCAGTTAGACCTCGACTGAGTGCTTCTAACGCTACTGATAGGCCGCGCGGGCCTAGTCCCATTATATTTACAATCACGAACTATAGTCCCTGTTATATGCCGTACGCCGGCGCGGTGAGTTAACCATACCGTCTGATCTATTGTACCTAGTGACAGCACAGTATCGCTAGTATTCTACCAATCTGTAGTAATCCACTGTTGGTTTATATTATCGTGCCATTCTTGTTCTGTCGAGTACCAATCTACACCATCCCATATAAACTCTGCCTGTATACTCGTGCTGGTATTACCCAGCGTCAGTACGGTAGCGCTAGTATTGGGATTCTTAACTAGAATATTAAACGCGGGCGCCAGATTCAGTATACGGAAGCGCGTACCCACCGTAGGATTAAGCGGTAATAATACATCTCTGTTCGCACCACCAGGGTCTAGATGTTGTGTACCGGCGCTGGATAGTGTGAGAGTCAGCGCACTAGTGAGAGTCTGTCTATTCAGTGATACCTGATTACTAAGGTTAGTCGCATTCCATTTACTGGTAGTGGCATTCCACGTCAACACCTGGCCCTGCGCAGGGCTAGTGATAGCTACATCAGATAGACTTGCTAGTAGAGTGCCGCCTTCACCATTAACTGCACCCCAGCGCAAACCAGTGGCTGTAGTGCTATCGGCCAGTAATACCTGGCCGTTGTTACCTACGGGGAGCCGACTTAATGCTGTAGCTCCCCGTACCAGTAGATCCCCCTTATCTACTATGGGTAGAGTACTGGGGGCCTGTTCAGAGCGCACCCATTTATTAATAGTGTTATCCCAGACTATAGTGTCCCCATCTTCTAGATCAATACTACTTATACTCACGTCTGATAGTCTAGTCAGAGGGAGAGATTCATTGGCCCAGTCAGTGCCATTATATCGTAGTACTTGCCCCGCGCTAGGAGTTGTTATGTCTAGCGGTAAGAGAGGAATAAGCGCGACGGCCTCCCATTCACTGCCCGTCCAGGTTAACACATCATTATTATTGGGATCTGGCGTATTAACATCAGCAATGTCATTAAGTGATAGAGGGGCCTGCCACCGTAGCCCCGTCGTCGTTGCAGAGTCAGCCACTAAGAAGGTGCCATTAGCCCCTATGGGCAGACGGGCATCAGTAGTACTATATGTATGTAGATCGCCCTTAGTAGTAAGAGGGCTAGTGAAAGTAGAACCACCACCAGTATCTGGTGTGGTAGGAACCCAGTTACTAGTTGCGCTATTCCACGCTAGGTACTGCCCATTAGTAGCTGCTGTATCGCTGACATTCAGTAGATCAGATAATTCTGCCAGCCCGATACGCGCATCTACTCGAGCGCTTGTATAATAGAGGTTAGCCCCCTCAGGTAGATCAGTAGTATTAGCTGGACCCGCCCCTCCTGGCACCAGAGTAGTAGGTATCCAGTTACCACTCTGATATGTTAGAACCTGACCATTAGTTACGCCTGCAGTATTAACATCATTGAGGTCATTGAGCAAGGCTCTATCTAACCGTAGCCACTCAATACCATTAGAATAATAGGCACCCCCCGCACCATTGACTGCAGCAAACATACCTCGGTAGGTATTAGCTGGTGGTAGACCACCTATATTAGCTATATTGGTGCTCCACCTAATAGTGCCTGTAGTGTGGATGTTATTATCGCCATCTATTAGATTATTGAGCGCAGTCTGTGTGTTATTTACATCATCTAAATTATTGAGCGCCAGTAAATCTCCCCCACCAGATGCTGTAGCATTAACCCAGTTAGTACCATTCCATGTCAGACCCTGCCCTATAACAGGAGTAGTTATAGCTACATCACTCAGTGTATTAATACCAGTGCTGTTTATATGCCTGCGTACCCAGGCAGTAGTGGCTAACCGCGTGTTATTGTCGCCACTAGGAGGTGTGGGCGCAGTGGGGGCCCCGGTTAGTGCTGCATTATTGATAGGGGCCCGCGCTGCCAAGCCGGGTACAGTAGGCGCCGTTGCTGTACCACCTAAGTCGCCGGTTAGCCTGATAGTACCTAGTACGCTAGCTGTAGCGGGCCCAGGTAATAGGGTACTCAGATTAATGCGGTATGGTAGTACCGTTCCATTACGAATTAGTACCATTACCATTGAGTCTCCAGTTATTATGCTGGGGAGTAATGGTAATGCTAGTGCATTATCTTGAATAGACATATAATTTGCGTTGTAGTGTAAGGATTAAATATTGCACATATTGAGAGTCATACTAAACACTTCTGGACTCTAACTTGTGGGATAGCTTTTTTCTCCTGCGCTATATATTCTAATATTAGGGTAGCTCATATTTAACCATAACCCTGGGATCTGATATGTAGCGCATACTCAACGAATTTAGTATTAACTCTCTTTATCACTTTATTGCCTCAACGCTCGATCAACACCACCACTATGACAGACCATCTCACCAATCCCTTTCTCAGTCTCCCTTACGAAAGCGCCATGCAGGACTTGGGGGACCAATACTA